TCTCTCGTTATCAACACTTGCCCCTACTGTCGCTGTTTCTCTAACAGTCATTCCTTCCACACTCAGTTTAACCCTTTCCCAATTTGCTCCGACAATTCGTTTAGATGCGATAGCTACTCCAACTACTCTCCCTCTAACACTCACTACCTTTGCTCCAGTAGTTAGTACTCCGCGACTTTGTACACCGTCAACAGTAAACCTCACTCTCTCGACATTGGCTCCCGTAGTTACGTCTGCGTTAATTGCAACGCCAACTACACATACTTTGACGTTAACTACATTCGCTCCAGTAGTCAGTGCCCCACGACTTTGTACTCCAACTACTCTTACTCTGACGCTTACGACCTTTGCCCCAGTAGTCAGTGCTCCAAGACTTTGCACTCCAACTACTCTCACTCTGACGCTTACGACGTTTGCTCCTGTAGCTACTGTAACTCTCAACCAGACAGTAACGCCTGTAACGCTCCCTCTCTCGTTATCAACACTTGCCCCTACTGTCGCTGTTTCTCTAACAGTCATTCCTTCCACACTCAGTTTAACCCTTTCCCAATTTGCTCCGACAATTCGTTTAGATGCGATAGCTACTCCAACTACTGTGGAGTTGGTATTTGCCACTTTTGCTCCGTCCGTGATCATCCCCATGGTGCCACCGATCTACGTATCAGCACCCATCAATAGTCTAACGAGTGTCAGTGCAGCAAATCGCGTTACAACTAGAGTATCAGCACCCATCAATAGTCTAACGAGTGCCAGTGCAGCAAATCGCGTTACAACTAGAGTGTCAGCAGCAGAAACGTCCGTTACAGTCATTTCCTCCAATAGGCGATAAACATGTCAACCCCCACTATCTACAAAGAACCAGGGCAGATCAAGAGTGTAGTCCTCAGCTGCGCTGTGAGATTGGGTACGGGCGTCACTATCTCAGCTATCACTGATACCTCAGTAAGTGACGCAGCCCTCACGGTCAGCGGAGAGGTAGTCGTCAACAGTGGTACTGCCATCTCTCTGACTATAGCCGCTGGCACAGACGGGGTTGCCTACACGATCTCGTTTGCCGTCACTCTCTCAGACTCTACTACGGACACTGTTCAGCTTGTCGTGAATGTCGTAGCAGCACCTTCGCGAACAGGCTTACCGATCAAACCAGCGAGCTTCACACTCGTGGCAGGACACAGGTATATCAAAGGCGTAGTCGCAACCCTCGCTCCCGATGGTGATGAGACTCTGGGTGTAACACAGCTAGACCTGACATCTGCAGAAGACTACGCTTGGGACATCCTACTCGCGCGCTTGTCCACGTGGTACGACGTTTCCACCTTCGGATCTAACACACCCATCCCGTTGCAGCAGATTTGGGACTTACTCGCTTCTGCATACATCCACGCGGTGGTTGCTCAACGTAAGAACGTGGAGGACACGCAGGCCACTGCCACTCAGGATAAGTGGTTGGCAGCAGCCGATCGAATGATGCAGAACTTGACTGACCCCGTTCGTGAAGGCGAACGTATGCAGTTGATCAACCCTGCTACCGGGAACATCGTTCATAAGCGGTCTAGGGGATCAATTCCCATGGTGGTCAACGTGCGGGGTGTTCAATTCTTCCCAACGCACAACAACAACAACACAACGTGGGGACACGCTCTACGTGGATCAGTCGAAGAGTTTATTGACACACATTCACTCATCGTGAGGCGATAATGGTTCAATTGATGGGAGTAGAAGTTTCGCTTGATCCCATTCTAAAGTGGAAGCGCGCGCCGACAGACCTCAATGGGGCAGAAGTAATGTTCATGGGTTCAGAGCACACTCTGAATAGTGACGTTCCAGCAGCTCTCGAAGCGTCTACTAAGTTGAAGGTAGTCAACCTGGGCTGTCCTGGCTACGGCGCATGGCAGATTGGTGCCCTCTGGAACACTTCGATTCGGGACAGAGTGTTTCCGCTACTCGTGGTAGTCGAAATGCCCTCGGTGGGGAGATGCCCCTGGGATCCACGTGTACGGCATGAGTACACTTTGCAAACGTGGGAGAGGTGGGCAGTACCACCTAACGATGTCGAGTATAGGCGCATCTGTGATTCTGCCCAATTGTTGATGTCAGATATGCGAGACTTCTATCAGCGACACGGCATACCCATACTCTTCTGGTATTCCGACCTATCAGACAAAAGGAACTATGCTCTGTCACTAGTTCCAGAGTGTGTTATGACAGGGGACCATTATGCAGCCATCAGGGATACTTTAGTAGAACACAAAATTGTCCCCGTATAATATAGTGGAGAGCTTTCGGCGGCGATCCATTTCGAGTAAAAGTCGTGAAGGGAATCACGACTTTTTTCATGGGTTAGGTTCCCGGACCATCAGTTCGCCATCCCATTCAAATCCTACAGACTCGTAAAAGCACACTAGCTGTTCATGAGTGAGCTCCCCGTAGGGGTTGACACCTAACACCAGTCTCACGTCATCCTCATCTGCAGCCTCGCAGAGTCGCTCTAGGGCCTCGCGCCCATACCCCCTACTCCGTATTCCCCTGGGAGTAAAGATCCTGGAGATCCAGATGGAGTTCTGCGCCTCGAGAACCTCCACATCTAGGGAGATCCATTTCTCCTCTCGGATCAAGCTCCAGCGCCTATCCACAAACTCCTGCAGTTCTTCAACCGTTTTCACCATAGTTCAGCTCCATGCTAGTAGTCCTGATGATTATACCACCAAGCTTTTTCAGCATCCCCGCGGGGGAATTTTCCTCGCCCCCTGGGTATTGACATCGATTTTACCATAGCTATCCCGGTTAAAGTCAATAAAGTTTACAGGGGGCTACATAAAGTACCCGCAACGAGGACCTCAATAACCCCTCGAGAACTTGGAGACACCTCCACCGGGGTAACTTTTTTGTAGATCTTCGTATATTCATTCTACGCTGTGAGGTAGGATAGTTATATAGGCCCCCTAATTAGGAGTCGTTATGTTCCCAGCAAAGGTATATGCTAGTAGTGGCACATTCGAGGTCATAGTAGACTTTGACAAAACAACCACCCACCCGGATTCCCTCTTGTTCAGAGAGGGATGTTTGACGGATCCCAACTGTCCACTCGACCTTCGAGTATACTGTTCTCCCAAGGGGGCAGTATCAGCGTTCGAAGATTGGCCAGTCGCACCTGTACCTGGGCCCGTCACTCAATCACATTTGAAGATCGTTGAGAGGGATCTCGACGGGGTAGTCTCCATTCGCATAGTCGGGGATACGAGTGGGGCAGGTCCTCTCTGCGGTTGGTTCTCCAATCTGGTCTACGTAGAGGTGGTGAGCGAGGCCCACGGAGAACACATCATAGAGCTTCTCACAGGTAATCAGCAACCTGGGGATTCTTTAGCAGACCTCCCCTCCCTGTTCGTATAATTCATTGGAACAGAGTGTATTTTCTCTACGAGGACATCCCCCAATGAGTACGTTAAGAGAGCAGGCGGAAACGTTAGCCAACGATATCGATCCCCAGGAGATGGGGCTCGCCGGTGGAGTTATTCTGGACATTGCGATGGACTTCTTGCCACGCCTAGTTGGGTGTTTCAAGAAGAACATTGAGTCTGATCCAGCGGAGGCGCGCTCTGAAGTTGCACGCATGAACGAGAGGAGACCTAAGCGTTTGCGACGCATTACTCTTCGACGCATTCGTGGACAGAGTAGTCACCCAATGACACTTGAGCAGGGAATGCTCTTCACAGAGAAGGCCATCGCTCACGCGCTGAAGGCCTCCGACGCCGTAGTTGCTTCATGCATGAGTGAAGCTCCGGAATTAGAAGACGAGTAAGTCTACTCGGTATTTGACCCGTCCCGCCCGTTTACTGGAGATTGTTATGAACTGGTTGAAGGTGTTCGTATTAGCGTTGGTGGCTGTCTACGGTTCACAATGCATGGCAGATCGTGATATCCTGTTGGTCACACCCAACGGAGTATTCCGCGCAGTCGTTGTGAATGGTGTACCTGGTACGTGGTCCTCTATCGAGGCCGACGTCATCGTACAGGGGTTCATTCCGGGCGTTCCCGTACCCCCCAAGGATCCATCAAAGAACCCGCCAGCTAGTGATCCGACTGTAGCTCAGATAGCTGCTATGAGCAAGACACTCTTGACTAAGGATAGTGCGCTGGCCCTGTCTGCTGTCATCGACGCTCTGATCAAGTTGAAGTTGGACGACACTGCTTTCTACGAAGCCCTCACGATGGCAGTACCCATTGCCGAGACGTCGTTGGAGTTGGACGGAGTCCTATCCAAATGGGTCAAAGCTACTTCGGGGATCTCCAAGTCACCCTCCGTATTGCGTGCGGGTCTACAATCCGCCTTTGATATCCAGTCTGCAACGTTGGACACCATCCACGAAGCGGCCGTGCGTGAAGCGGGGGCGGCACTTCCTGAGGAAGCTGTCGATTTTGCCAAGATCATTGAGATTGTTCAACTGATCATTCAGCTTCTGAAAAATCTGGGAATCATCTAGGGAGACTGCTGTGCCATCACGTAAGCCAAACGAGACCCTCTCCCAATTTGCAATTCGTGTTGCGTGGGAGTATGGTCATTTTTGGTCTCCCGACAATCCAGAGGGATCCAACATTTCATTCAATGATCTGGCCAATCTGAAGCCGAGTGATCCAGTAGTCGTGCAGGCTATGATCTCTTTGGCCAAGATGGACTCAACTGCGTACACCAAGTTGAGTTTGGTTCACCACGGTCGTCCACCTTCCTTTGATGGCGACGCTGAAGATCCTGCAATGGCAGCAATGGTTGAATCAGACCGTTGCCCTATCCCAGACTACTTGCCTCCTCCAGGAACGGAGTGTGCGTTCGAGGATCCCAACGTCCAGGCTGTGGTCGAAAAGATGCAGAAGGGTACCGAGGAGGCTATCGCGTCCGGCGGATGGCCAAATTGTCATGGAGCGGTTAATTACCACTGTATGGCAATTCGGGTCAACCCAGCAGGGATGAATCCCAAGTACGCACACTTGTGGAAGAAGATCATGCAGAACGTCCAAAAGGCGAACTGCGAGATCGGGTTGTTGATGCGCTTCATTGGTATGGATGGGAAAGACCTTCTTACTGGTGAAACGTGGACCAGCAACATCAATAGTGAGCTCACCTTCGTCCAGTCTTCGTCTGGATGGATTGGGCTAGCCATCGTTGGACAGAGCGAGAGCTGTGGCAGTAAGATCTGGCTGAAACTCCTAGCTACCTACACTGGGGGCAATACTGACCCAGTCATGGAGCAGCAGATCTCAGCACTGTTGTTGCACGAGGGCGGTCACAATATGGGCCTCATGCACACGAACGGGGGAATCATGAATCCCTCAATGACTCAGGGGAATCCAGTTGGCCAATGGCCACCTAACGATCCTTCGAGACCTAGACTGCGAAGTCTCTACAGCGGAGTACCTGTACCCATTCCAGGTGGTGGGACACCTAACCCTAACCCCAACCCTGTCCCAGATACGTTGGAAAAACGCGTACGCGATTTGGAAGTTCGAAACATCGTCAACGAAGTCACCATGCAGTGGTGTGTGAGTGAAATTCGTAAGTTGAAGGGGACATAGTCTTGAGATACGCGACTGCCTTTTGTTTGTTACTCATGCATACAGCCCTGTATGCACAGAGCATTACCACTACGAGCACTCCGGGGTCTGTGACCTTTTCAAGTTCGAAGGCGCTCCTCCCTGATTCTCGCGAAGAGATCGAGAAGCTGAGGGCAGACCTGGAGAAGTTGAAAGAGTCACTCAAGTCGTCTGAAAGTGAGTTCCGCGAGGTAGAGCCCGTCCTGACACGTGATTCTGTCTCCACACTGCCCCCACCGACTCTCTCCACAAGTCCCAAGTCGTTCACCTATCTCGAAATGAGTACGACTCCCTATTGTGGAGTATGTGTGAATTGGGAGAACAGTGAGTTGCCCAAGGTACAAGCTGCGGGGATAGGTTATTCCAAGGTAGACAGGACTGTCCACCGCGACCCTACCGTTCTAAAGGTTCCCACTTTCAGAATAAAAGACGAGACAGGAAAGACATTGCACGAGTGGGTGGGATACACTAGTGCTTCCACATTGATAACTGCCTTCACACCACGGCCAGTAGCGCAGGTAGTTGTAGCTGCTCCAGCACTTCCTTCGCCCATAAGACACTATCCACAATATGGGACTATAAATCTGGAGACGTACGGGGGTTGCTCTAGTCGTAGATGTGACATGTGTGCAACGATCAGGGCAGACCAAGCTGAGTGGCGTAGACAGGTTAGTTTGATCAAGGCTCAGCCCATAGCCGCTCCAGTTGTTGCGCCCAAGGTAGAGGATGTCTCCAGGGCAGTAGCTCCTACACCTCCAGAAGTTATCACTGCCATGTTGAGCGTCCTCAAGTTGGACGAGAATGACGTGCTGGCGGATTTGGGTTGTGGCGACGCTCGCATATTGATCCAAGCTGTTGAGACTTATGGGTGCACTGCTGTGGGTGTCGAGATTGATCCTGCGATCGCTACCAAGGCACGACAACGCGTAAAGGAGGCTGGACTGCAACATAAGATCCAGATCATTACCGGAGACGTGTTAGAATTCGAACCTTACGACTATGGTATCACAGCCGCCACTGTATACCTGTATCCACCTCTGTTGGAGAAGTTAGCTCCCAAGTTGAAACGTATTCCCAGAGTTGCTTCCCCCTTCCACTCCCTGCCCGGATTACCTACGACTTCCTTTGGTGACGTTTACCTCTACACTCGTACATAGTGAGTACTGCCATGCTCGTCGCTGTTGCTGATCTACTGGATCGACTTTCCATTGCCCAACTCAAAGCTAAGCACTACCCAGAAGCCGCTCGTGAAGCTACTGAGTTGGAGCGAGTGTATAGGGGTCTCTTGTCGTATTGGGGACCCAAGGGAGTTGACTTGATGGGATACTTCGCTTCCCTCCAAGCCATCAACGCAGAAATCTGGGGTTACGAATCAGCGCTGCGTCAAGGGAAGATGGGAGAATACGACACATCGTCACTCGCGGGTATGCCTCAGGATCAGCTCCTACAACTGGCAGCTGTGGGTCTGCAAGCTATCAACATTCGTAACACCAACCTGAAGCGTAAGCAGGTAGTGAACGAAGTGTGCGAGTTGACTCAGACGGGGTTTCAGGACATTAAGGTCAATCACGCCAGTAGTGTTATCACAGTGGAATCCCCCTCTTAACTCACACTTTGTTTTTTACTATTCCAAACACAAGAAGTCTTTCCCCTCGGTAGAATAATTGGAGGAATCAGAATGCGTCAGGCTCTTATTTTCAACACGGTCCAGTCTACCTTTGACATAGAGGCTCCCCCCGAAGGGGAGGCTAAGGCTTTCGACCTGTTTTGGAAAGAATCCATTCCACAGGGAGTGTGGAAGCATCCTGTCAGGGGCTTCACTCTGAATGTGACCAAAGACAGAATGCAGGGTTGGGTTGACAACTTCTACAACAAGCAGAAGCCTCACAACATCAACGTTCCAGTACCTTACGGTCACACTTACACACCAGAACAGAACGCGGGATTCGTTCAGGAGATGGAAGTTCGACAAAAGCCCGACGGTAAGTATGCGTTGTTCACATTGCAGGCTATTCCCCGAGGGGAAGACTCTTCAAGGATCAACACTACAATCAAGGGAGTGTCAGTTTCCATTCACCCGAATGTAAAACACTCTATGCCTGATGGTACGGTGGCGGAATTTGGAGAATGCGTTGAACACGTAGCACTCACCAACTACGCAGTGATCCCAGGACAGAGTGACTTTGTTGCTTTCGATCAAGCGGGTGAGGCAGTCGCAGCTGTTTATCTGGATATGGTCGCGGACGTCCCTACTGAGGGTACTGACTACAATGGATATGTCTTGGATCGTAAGCAGTTGTTGGATCTGGTCCAAGACCTGATGCAGACCGCTCCACGTTCTGAAGATAAACTTTCCAAGGGATTGGAAATTGGTGCTGCACGGACGATTTTGAACGATCCAGCGTGGGTCGATGTTTGTGCCGCTCTTTCATTCGGGACTCCCGAGGAAAGACAGCGGTCAATTTCATCAGTGGAGGAGTATTGGCTGGCTAATGACACTTTGGAGGGAGCATTTCGCGTTCTCCATTTTGGTATGGCACATCAGTCAGATAACGATCCTGCTTTGACTGAGTTGACTGGCAAGGCTTTTGACAGGGGTCAATTACTCTTACGGGAGAAGGGGTCTGATATGTTATTGACGGGTCCACAACTTCGTTCATTGGAAGCGAAGTTCAGTCTCGAAACAGGTTCGCTGACTACTGAAAATTGGTTCGACAAGGTGCAGGCAATTGAATTCGCCAAGCCTATGCCGACCAAGGACGGCGAAGAAGAAGACGACGAAGGCGAAGGTAAGGGCAAAGGTAAGGGCAAGTCAACCTTCCCAGCCTTTGACATTACTTCGTCTCCAGAGTTCGTTGCACTCCGTGCGCAGAATCACGGACTGCTTCTGGATCGCAACCGCAGCCGTCTGAGCAACATCGCTCAGCGCACTGAGGCAGCGATGAAGTCTGGACGAATGAACAAGGCGGCATACGACAAGATGTTGCCAAAGACGGAAGCACTGCAGTTCTCGAATGAGACTTCAGTTGGCCAGGAGTGGGACTCTTGGGCAGATCGCGTTGAACATCAGTTGTCCATCATTGAAAGCTTGCCTGAGGGACACACTGTCTCAACGACTCGCCAGACCAATGATCACAACCATGTTGTTCTCGATCAGCAGAACAACGACGACCAGAAGAAGGAATTCGACGAACTCGATTCCATCATCAAGAAGGCCGTTCCTCAGTTCCACATGGATTCAGTTGTTCAGGATCCACGTACTGGACTGTTCGTTTCGCGCCCTCAGTAATCTGTGAGTCCACTCGCAGGCCGCGCACATTCGGCATCAGTGGTAACTATCCGAAATTTGTTCAAGGAGTTTAAGGGGAATGGCTAACGTTTCGATCGGACCATCTCAGGAGTACCTGACATCCGGTCGCGAGTATCTGCACAGCCGAGAGGCGGGTCACGTCATGAAGAAGACGGTGATCTTGAGCAGTGCCGCGACCGATCAGCAGTCGACACTCCGAAAGGGACTTGCACTTGGCAAGGTAACAGCTTCCGGCAAGTATTCAGCGTTTGGAGTCGCTAACTCTCCAGCTGGTACTAACGTGTTCAGAGGCTTTCTGGACAACGAAGTGGACCTACGCGACGACAATGGAGTTGCACAGGATTGTGCAGCTCAGATGGTTGTCTTCGGCCGTGTTAAGGAAACCAACACGGTAGGGGTCACAGCGCAGGCTAAAACTGACGCCTCACTGGGCGCCAATGGGTGTTTCTTCATCTGGGATTGATTAGTATCGATCCTATTGTGGGGTCTGTCAGTTAATCCGCTTTTCAGGTTCCTTTCTCAGACTTTACCAGGAGCAAACAATAATGGCCGATTTGCAATCGGTCCTCGGTTATCAGCAACTGACTCGAACTGTTCAAACCATTCGATTTCCGAATTTCTGGTTTGCCAATCAGGTCACTGATGAGCCAATCGAGGGCAACATCGCACAGTGGGATATTGAGAAGCCAGCCATCGAAATCGATACTGACTTCACGACGAATTCTGGAGAGGCTCAGCCTGTTCGGATGGGGACATACGGGACCCGTTCGCAGAAGATGCCTGTCACGTTCAAGTTCAGTTCGCTTGATCCGGGAATCCTTGCTCAGCTGCGTCAAGTGGGTGGAACCCGCCGAGCCGTTGCAGGGCGCGAGTATATCGTTCGCGAACAGGCATCCATTCAGAGACGCTTCGGTGCGTATCTGGACGAGTACCTGGTGGCGATGGCTCTTACAGGTTCGCTTTCGATCAAGATCAACGGTCAGGCCGTTGTGATCGATTACGGTATTCCTGCAAGTCACAAGCCAACCGCGTCAGTCTCATGGGCGACGACCAGTACGAATGTGTTGGATGACTTGACTGAATGGAAGCGCATTATCCGCAAGGATACGGGCATGGAGCCTAAGTGGGCAGTTTGTAATCAGGGCGTGATGAACTACCTGATCCGCAACACCTACATCCAGAATCTGATCGGTCAGACAGCTGTAGGTATTCAGATTGCTGAGACGGGCAACCTCTCACGCTTCCACGGCCTGAACTGGATTGTTCTGGATCATCACTACGCACAGGAAGGTGCTACTGAACGCTTCGACACTCCGTTTATCGGAAACGACAAGCTGTTCATCCTTCCGGACTTCAGTCCTGAATGGATTCGTATGCAGCGTGGTACTGTTGTAGTTCCAAACTCCGATCGCTCGGACGTTATGGACCTTCAGGGACCAGTGATGTGGAGCCGAGTACAGGACAGCCCAACGGGTGTGACACTGTACTACAAGAACGCACGTTTGCCAGTGATGCCTATCCCAGGCGCAGTCATTTACGCAGACGTCACACCGTAATCTTTTTTGAGACAGCGGTATAATCTCTTGTGAGAACGATGATCGGTGGTCATTAGGTCACCGATCATCTTTCTTGGTTCTCTACGTCTTTTTGGAGTTTCGCCCTTTATGACTGCCACAACGCCTTCGCCTACTCCCGCTGTTGAGCCTGAACAGCAACAGTCCCTTCACTTCTATCTGAACAAGATTACGTGCTCGGGCATCGCTCTCACGGACAGCATTCCATTGGGAGACGCTATTGAACGTCTCGCCACTGCCATTTCACGATCGGGTGTGAAGATTGACCCAGCTACGGGCAATCCTACCATGAAGCAGGTCAACAAGGAATTGGGAGAACTCCTCATGGAGGCACTCCGAAGGCCTACACGTCAGATCGCTACACACCCAACGTGTTTGGGCTTTGATCCTTCCCGACCACTATTCATGGAAGGTGAAGCGTATTCTTGCCCAGTCAATGCCGAAATGGTACTACTCCGAGGCAAGTCACAGCCCGCATTGGTGTTTCCAGACACCGACGGGGAACACAACGCCGTCAGCGCTAAGTAGGCCCTACCATGCAACGCCGAATTCTCGTCTCGCGTCATAGGGGTGGTTTGGGCGATCAGATCTGCTGCGAAGTTGCAGTAAGAGCTGTACGTCATCGGTATCCGGATGCACATATCACATGGGCTACGGATGATCCCTACTTCACGCTGCTCTACGACCAAACACGTAGTAAGTTCCCAGATGCAGCTGCGGATGAGGTCCTGTGGCCAGATCCGTGGGACGAGATGATCGGATATCTCGAACGAGATAACGACATCCATCTCAAATTGGATGGCCCCGAGATGGCTCATCAGTTGGAGACGGATTACGCACTGACTGAGAGTAGAATCGAGACTTGGTGTAAGTACGTGGACTTCATGCCTACCGACATGAGTCCACGTTGGCACTCCACGTCACGAGAACGCGAAACTGTGATAGGTTGGCTAGCCTCAGCAGGTCTATCTCCCTTCAAGTTCTGTGTGGTGCAGTACCAATCAGCAGAGTCCAAGAAGGACTACGCTCACACAGCTGCCCTAGTGACAGAACTCCAGCGGAGTATTCCCGTAGTAGTGGTGCACCACGGAGAGATACCTACCATGGGAACATTTGCAGCGATCAATTGGCCATTACGCGAATTGGCCATCCTATTGCAACTCGCTGGAGTTGTTGTTGGTCCAGATAGTAGTTTGCAACACTTATCCGCAGCTGTCAAGACTCCCTCTGTGGGGCTGTTTGGACCCACTGACCCACGTCTGTATCTCAAACACTACCCGCTGTCTACGTACGTGTGGAATACTCACGTTCAGGGAAAAGAGTGCGAACACACTTTCCCGTGTTTTGGAATATCCCTACGAAAGCATTGGTGCCGACGTGAACCACAGGGTCATCCGTGGTGCCTAGCTAGTGTCCCTCCCGAGGAGGTGGCTAAGGTGGTGATGACACACTACCAGACCTTCGTGAAGAGGGATCTATACGTGGATAAGGCACGAGCACTCTCATCAGGGAGCAGTTCCCTCTTCTACTTCACTGACCCTCGGGTGGACCTCCCCAACCTCGAGAAGGTACAGAAATCTGGGAGTGTTGGCGACTTCAGGAAGTCTGATTCAGTGGAGCGTATATGCTGACTCACACACTGAAGGACATAGTGAACTCCCTTGGCACACCTAACATTGGTGTCGTGGGAGACGTTATGTTGGATGAGTGGTTCCATGGAGAGAAGTACCGGTCCACTATGGAATTTGGTACCCCCATGGATATATGTGATGTGACTAGGGAAGAAGTCTCAGCGGGAGGTGCAGCTAATGTGGCTAACCACCTGGCCTCCCTAGGAGCTAATGCGTACCTTTTCGGCGTAGTGGGACGCGATCACTACGGTAGGGCTCTGCAGGCATCCTGTAGGGAGAAGAGGGTACACACTAGGTTGCTGGAGGATTCGACACGGAGGACTACTGTCAAGACTCGAGTGTTGTACAATGACTCGTATACGCGTTTTGATCGTGAATCGCGCGAGCCCCTCTTACGAGGGGTCCGCAGACGTTTCCTCAAACTGCTGAAACACCACGCCCCCTCCATAGACTACTGGATCATATCAGACTACTTGAAGGGAGTGATCTCTCCCAAGGTGGTAGCTACTCTGTGTGAGTTGGGGGAAGTACTCGTAGACCCTAAGGGCGATGAGCCCCTCAAATACGTACAGTGCAATGTGATAAAGCCCAACGTAGCTGAAGTGAGTTCACTAGACACCTGGGCAGACGTTGCACCCCTCATAGTTACGTTGGGTGGTAAGGGAGTGCAAGTCTGGATAGACAATCAACGTATCACTATCCCAGGTTGGCCTGTTAAGTGTGTGGATGCTGTGGGAGCTGGAGACGCCACAGTGGCAGGAATAGCTATGGGCCTGTGTAGCAGCCTTGTCAAGAGTCTACCTACTCCCCTCAGAGTAGTCACAGCGGCTAGTCTGGGTAATGCTGTGGGTGCTTGTAGTGTCACCATGCAGGGCACTCATCAGGGGGTCACGCGTACTAACGTTTTGGAGTTGTTAGACACTTTGGAGGAAGTTTCGTGAAGGTTCTTGTCACAGGTATTACGGGTTTTGTGGGGAAGCACCTCGCACAGTGTTTGGTAGAATTGGGACATGAGGTACATGGGTGGGGATTCCACAGATCCAGTGATGAAGTGCGAGAAACTCTGGGAGAGAGCATCTTCAAGGAACTGCGCCTGGGTGAAGTGGATATCACTGACGGTAACTCAGTCTTCGCACATATGGGTTGGATTGAGCCCCAGTTCGTTTTCCACCTCGCTGCACAGGCACACATAGGTCACTCAATTGCCAATCCAGCATCGACCTATAACATCAACGTGATCGGTTCCCATAACGTCCTGGCCGCTGCACATCAGTTTGAGGTCCCTGGGGTACACCTGGCTTCCAGCTCAGACGTCTATGGCCCCACGTCTGTACCACAGATCAGTGAAACTCACGAGTTGAGGGGTAACAACCCTTATGCTGTTTCCAAGACGGCGATGGAAGGAGTGGGCAGGATCTACTGGAACAAGGGTATGAGAGTACCAGTTACTAGACTGTTCACCACCACTGGAGAGCGTCAATACACTGACGCTGCCATCTCACAATTCGCATGGCAAATCGCACGTATGAAGTTGGGCGTACAAGACACGGTGTTGAAGTGTAGGAACATAGACAATTTCCGGACACTCTTGGACATCGATGACGTAGTGGTAGCTTACAGTCGCCTACCAGATGTCCCACGTGGTGACAACTTCGAAGACACTATCTTCAACATAACTGGCAATGACGCAGTCTCCCTGAGGGCAGTTATCAGTGACCTATCCCTCTATGCGGAAGTGTCATTCGAGATAAAGAGTACCCCCACACCAGGGGACATAACTCTCCAGGCGGGATTGGGTGACAAGTTCGAAACAGCTACAAAGTGGAAACCCCTTCACACGCCTTTCGAAGCTGCTCGTAAGGTGTACGATTTCTGGTTGAACAGGTTGAGGAATTCCCATGCGATGTGATGTCATTCGAAGTGACCGTGCTGGTGGTGAGGGAGAACTGATCCCCATTATGGATTTGGGGGACATCTTTCTCAATGATTATCCAGATCCAGATGAGTCGGACGTAGACTTTCCCAAGGCACCTATTACGGTAGTGTGGAACGCTGATTCCAAACTACTGCAGAACCTTCAAACTGTGGATAGGAGTTCGCTGTACTCCAAGTATTGGTACGTCTCTGGTATCAATTCCACAATGTGCGAACATCTCAAATACGTAGCCAACCTGGCAGTTAAGCATGCCGGTGGAGTTTCCCCTCACGATGTGGTGTTGGATATTGCGAGTAACGATGGTACGTTACTCCGCCAGTATCCAGCGTTGGGGCATCAGCACGTAGTTACTGTGGGGTACGATCCCGCTCTCAATCTGCAAGATGAGGCTCGAAGGGGAGTGAGTGAACATTTCGCTTGTTGCTTCGACGCTGAACACTATCACACGTACGTACAGCGACCCGCGAAGATCATCACAGCATGCGCTGTGGTGTACCACATGCCATACCCCATCAAGTTCCTACAGGACGTGGCGGAGTGTTTAGCTGACGATGGCGTGTTTGTGTGCGAGTTCACGTACCTCCCCTCTATGATGAAGAACAACGCGTTTGACTCCATCGGACACGAACACCTCACACATCTTTCTCTCATGTCGTTTGAGAGGATGCTGGGACGGGCGGGCCTCGAGATCACGCATGTGGAGATGGGATCCAGCAACGCAGGGACACTCCTGTGTGTGATCAAGAAGGCTCCTGTAGTTAAGTTCGACATTTTCTCCAGAGCATACCTGGAGGGACTACGCGCGTATGAAGAATACCTAGGTCTCGATGAAGTGGATATCTACAAGGAGTTCGCTTCAAGGGGCTATGCCATTCGGGAACGTTTACGCGTGTTTCTGAACGAGTGTCTCGAAGCTGGTAAGCCTGTATACGCTTACGGAGCATCTACTAAGGGATCCATACTGCTACAGTGGGCCCAGGTAGGCTTTCCACTCATCTCTCGAGCAGTAGAGCGTAACCCATCTAAGGTGGGGAGGAAGATGGTGGGGACTGGTATCAAGATCATCAGTGAGGAACAAGCGCGTAAGGACAATCCAGATTACATGCTAGTTCTACCCTGGCACTTCCGTGACGAGTTTGTAACGCGAGAGCGCGATTACTTGGAGAACGGCGGCAAGTTGGTCTTCCCTCTCCCAGAATTTGAGATTATTGGGGCTACGTAGCGTACAATTGTTGCCGCTGGGTAGTCACTCTATTGCATTTAATGGTGTTATCTAAGGTTAAAAGATGAGATTCGCTATTTGTATTCCCGTATTCGGTGACAGCGCCAGTAGACTGTCCCGTCTTCTAGCTTCCATTAAGGAGCACACTCACGGGGTGGAGTACGCGATCTTCGTCCGGGATGACGGTACTCCCAATATGGAGTTCGTAGCCAGGGCAGAATACGCGACCAGGGGCTATGGTACTTTTACAAGGGGATCCGAGTGGCTAGCTGCGTCCGGAAACCTACATGAATTGGGAGTGAGCGCCTGCATGGATGACTTTACTCACATCGTTTTTCTCTCAGACGATTGTATTGTGAGTAAGGGGTGGCTCACTCCCATAGCACATTATTATGAGTGGAACGAGGCTCTCAAGGTGGGCATGGTATCTGGTACCATGATCGAAGCCTGGGAGATGGCAATGAATGGTATCATTGCCGCTGACTACCTCTTCTACGACTATAAGGGGGATGGAACCCTCCTGAGAGAGCACCTCACTTTTAACGAGGCTCTCTATGATGAAGCGCGTGCGAACGGCAAGGTGCAGTTGACATCATACGAGCCAATGGGTCCCATCAATGAGTCTGGTAAATATGAGCTGACACACCCCATACCCCTACAGGGTGGAATGGGGCCATGCTTCACCATATCAGCTGAGGCGTTTTTGGAAGTGAAGGGATTCACCAACTGTCTCTACCTAGGCAACTATGAGGCCATGTTGGGGTGGAAATGTTGGGACGCTGGATACGTGTGCGTGCAGGTACCTTCACCACCAGTACTCCACGCACGAGGAGTTGCCACTAGCGAGTTGCCACTTCTAACGTTGGAACAATTGGAGCCTCACAGGTTGTGGAGTGAGAGTGCTCTCAAGCGATTCCAACAGTATTGGGGTGGAGACAGTTTCGACGAAGTGCAGAAGCGTTATCAAGTCAAGCAAGACCGCGCAGTCACTATGTTGAAGAATTCACGCTTCATCCACACCCAGACGTTGAAGTTTCCCATCAACATAACTTACAACACTCTCGGCGACATCAATCTCGGACCCATACACTGGGAAGACGCACGTCAGCAACAGCGGATGTCGTGGATCGCAGCACGAGTTTGCGCACGAGGAGAAAGCGTCCTAGATGTAGGCTGTGCGACAGGGGGGTTAGTAAACTTCCTCAGCAACAACAACCCCACCCCATTTATAGGTAAATACACTGGGGCAGATTTGGACAGAGTACGTATTGATGAGGCTAAAAGATCTCATCCTCTGGGGCAATTCTACGTCTTGGACGCTACGTACGGACTACCTTTCGCTGACAAGGCGTTTGACGCTGTAGTCTGTGCCGATTGTCTAGAACACGTCCCTCGCAAGGCTGCTCAACGCCTCCTGGTAGACCTCGCCCGCTGCGCGGCCTCTACCTTGATCATCACACTGCCCATCAGCGCTCAGACTATCCCGAATGTGGATCATGTGTGGGAGTCACACCCGACTGAGGTTCAGGAATTTTTGAAATGCCTGGAGGAAGCGTGGTGCGTTGCCGTAGAATTTCTTGAAGACTTTGCTTTAATCGAATGTACCCCGAAGGCCTAATATGTGCGGAGTATTTGGAGTATTAGCCACAGACGCCGAACCATCCTTTCACTATAGGATGTTGGAAGTGTTCCAGAGAACGACCGCGAGGGGTCATGACTCTTGGGGACTCGCTCATTCCAATTCAGAGGGAGGGGCAGCACATGCGTCGGGAGTGGGTCCAGTATCAGTTAACAGCCTGCCAATCACTGCTAACTTCGTCGCGGTGGGTAATTGTCGTGGAGAACCTACCACTGAGTGGGTCTTGAACAAGAGCGAAGAGCATCGCCAACCTTTCAAGAGTCCCTCAGGAACATGGTTCATATCCCACAACGGAACCATCGCCAACGACAAGGAACTACTCGTGGAGATGGGGATCTCCAATCCACCCACTCCGATTGACTCTTGGGTCATAGGTGCTGCAATCGAACGTTGGGGGTTTGGTGAAGCTATCAAGAAGCTGAAGGGCAGCTTTGCGATAGTGGCGATCAATGTACACGTGACACACCGAGTGTACTACGCTACTAACTACAAGCCACTGTACTACTGTGGATATCACGACGGACGTCTGATCCTGATGTCTTCTCAGCGTGACTACCTGGTCACTGACAACCCCCTACTGAATCCAAGTCCAGTTGAGGTACCTCCATACACTATGGGCTTCCTGGGGAGGAAGGGCATAGTTGTAGACGAGAACCTTCTCCCTCAGACGTCGGGGAAGACTCGTACACTGGTTGTGTGTTCGGGTGGATTGGACTCTTCGACTGTAGCGTGGAAGCATCACAAGGATGGAGATCACGTAGAACTCTTCCACATCCTGTATGGATGTAAGGCTGAGGGACCCGAGGTAGAGTGTGTGAAGAAACTCGCTGCAGCTATTGGGTGCAAGGTGCACTGGGTCAAGACGGACTTCTTCACACAGGCGGCACCTTCCTCTCTCACAGAGTCGAATCGAGAAATTGTCAAACAGGGTGACCAAGGGGCAGAATTCGCTAGTGAGTGGGTACCAGCTCGTAACACTGTCATGTTGGCACTAGCTACTGCATATGCGGAGGCACACAACTTCCAGGTAGTTGCTCTGGGGAACAACATGGAAGAGGCTGGAGCCTTTCCCGACAATGAGTACGAGTTCATCAATCGCTGGAACGCCCTAGCGCCCTACGCTGTGAAGCCCTACCATCGTCTGACGTTTTCCAATCCGTGTGGTAACATGGTTAAACACGAGATTGTAGCCATGGGACTGAGGTTGAGGTGCCCGTATGAGTTGACTTGGTCCTGCTACCAAGCACTACCCGACGGTAGTCCCTGTGGTAAATGTGGTCCATGTGTTATGCGACAAAGAGCCTTTGAGATGAACGGAGCTGCTGATCCGTATGAGTACTCAACCTGAACAAGTGTTAATGGCCGGAGGTATCGCTGCCAGTACTCCGGGCCCAGCCTTTCACCTTATCCCTACCGTTGCCCTCGAGCGTATCGCGGAGCGATTTCAATTGGGGATCATACGTAAGGGCGACAAGGCGTGGAATGCCCTATCCACCAATCAGGCCTGTCTTCTCGACAAGGATTTTGTGATTGAGCGCATTTCTCACATCATCCATCACGCACTCAAGTTGCGAGACAAGCTAAATGCGCAAGATGTTCCAGCACTACTCTCTGACGACGATGCCTCTGCAATGGCTTGGGGCGCGATCTTCCTCGTCTGTGCTACTGAAGCAATTACCAAGGACGTCCAAAATGAAGCCCGATCCGAACCTACCGTGGTTAGAAGATAGGTACACGCAGCTGTGCGCGACACCATCTGCCATTAACGAACATTTACCATTACTCAGGTCACTAGCGTCAGAGTGTTTAGTGGTCGTTGAGTTTGGTACTTGGCATTGCCACTCTACAACAGCTCTAGTGTTAGGTACTCCAGGGTACGTAGTATCTTTCGATCACCTTCTGTGGAATTGTGATTCCATTAAGGTGAGTATTGCTGAGTTTGAACAGCATGCGGGGAACAAGTTCCTCTTCACAGAAGCGAGCACCACGTGGCCTAATCTGTTTCCAACATGCGATATGTTGTTCATTGATACCAAACACTCATATGAACAACTGAGTGCGGAATTGGCTCTGTATGGTAATTGTGCTACACGTTATTTAGTCTTCCACGATACAGTCACCTTTGGTACTATCGGAGATGATGGACGCGTGGGTCTACTCAAGGCCATTTACGAATTCATGACTGAGAATTTACACTGGCATCTCATTCGAGATGATCAGAACAACAATGGTCTCTTAGTGCTGAAGAGAATGTAGTCTATGGTGACTATCACTACCAAGTCCAACATATCCACCCAACTCATTCAATCGTGTGGAGGTGACCACATGGTTGTCGCTGCAGCGCGAGTAAGTACTAATGGGGATGAGTGTCTGCAATACGCTGATCCAGCATTGGCAGGTGACAACTGGGGTCTCATCAAGTATCTAGTCAAGCACCGACATGGGACACCATTTGAACATTCCTTCATGACCTTCTACGTTCAAGCACCTATCTGTGTTTGGCGGGAATGGCATCGACATCGCATTGGGTTCAGCTACAACGAAGAGAGTGGTCGCTACAAGCAGCTCGATCCTGTGTTCTACATCCCAGAACGCGACCGTTTGATGATGAAGGTGGACAACTGGAAACCTGGCAGACCTAAGTTCCTTCCGTGTGAGGACGGGGCTAAGTACAACGGGCTCATTTCGCGATTGACACACAGCTACCAGGTGGCCTACGACGCGTACGAGGAGAATCTCGCAGATGGATTCGATCCTGGTTTGGCGCGTGATTGCCTTCCAGTAGGCATCTTCTCTGGGTGTTGGGTTTCATGCAATCCGCGATCGTTAATGGCCTTCCTCTCACTGAGAACCCACGAACCCGAAGCTCTCTTTGTGAGCTATCCATTGTGGGAGATTGAAGTAGCCGCGCGAGCTACTGAAGAAATCTTCGCACAGGGATGGCCCCTGACGTATCGCGCCTTCTGTGAGAATGGTAGAGTTGCTCCATGACAGATGCAGAAGAGATAAAGTACTACCAGTTTCGTCAACTAGTGAAATTGCTTCCACAGTCGAGTTTCGTAGATCTCGCCTGCGGAGGCTGTCACTATACGAGGATACTTCTGGGAGAGGGTTTGAAAGTCCTAGCCTTTGATAATACCCGAGCACGTGTTCCCGAGGATTGTGAGGAAGTCTTCGAACTCGCCGACGTCACTGCTATGATCTCTTTTCCTGGAGATGTGGTAATATGTGCGGGCATTCTCTACCACCTGCCATTGACTGTTCAGATTCCTATGGTCGAACGTATGAGGGGTAAGGTGGTCTTATTGGATACCCACTTTACACATTTGAGCCATCGATATGGCCCCTACCGCGGAGTGGTACGTCCCACGACCGCATCTTCTCAAACGCAGTTCGACACAGCTTTCGTACACACCATAGACTCCCTTTACGATTTGTTCGTAAATCACACTCCATTACAGTTAGCTCCATTCACATTTGAACGTGGGTGGTTTCTCATGATTCCCAAGGAACAGCTCACATGACCCAGTCACGTATTACAGTGTGCATCAATACCAAGGATCGACTCGAGTATCTACTGATTACTCTGTCATCGCTCTTGTCCCAGACTTACCAGGCTTGGGACCTCATCATCATGGACGCTTCTCGCGAACCTGTGATCAACGATGAACGCGTGACACGGCTACTCGTGGTTATGAAGAAGTACGGGCACAGTGTGGTGTACGAAACAGACTCATCCATAGGCATTCCTGGATCGTATCAGCGAATGCTCGAAATTGCTACTACTGAGTTGGTAATCAGGCAAGAGGACGACATCTGGATGGAGCCCGAGATGATCGAACGCGCTCACGACGTTCTATGTCGTCCAGGTGGTGAGAAGGTAGGGGCAGTGGGCTTCATGACTCCCAATTTCGCATGGAAAGGTCACTATGTTGAACCACCCGCGGTCTTGCGTAATGGGTTCAAGAAAGTGTTTGAGGCTGCAACCGCCCCCACACTACCTTGGATATGGGAACCAAATGACTCACAGGAATTGGTAGTGAAAGAGGATCACATCTGGCTGGTGTGCACTCTACACGGTGGATCACTATACAGGCGAGCAGCTGCAGAGGCTGTGGGAGGTTTCTGCACACACTTTTCACCTACGGGGCATCGCGAAGAGACTCTGTTCTATACGCGCATGTACCTGGCGGGTTGGAACCTAGCAGTTCGATCAACTTCGCGTTTGTGGCACTTTGAATCCACATCCGGAGGGAGTCGTCCTGATGGTGCTCGATCCGACTCGCGGCTAAACGCACGTCGAAGTGACGAAGGGAAGTTCCAAGCAGAACTCCTAGCCCTCATAGAAGCCCATCCCGAGCGCCTCCTGTACTACCTCGACTAATATGTGAAAATTCGATCGGAGTGCCTACCTGTGGGGTATACTATTCTAACAGGAAGGTTCGAGTGTAGCCATGGGTAACTCCTTTCACATTTCCCTTCAGGGGATGGTCGAAGTCAAGAAACGTCTCAAGAACGTCTCTGAGTATCTTGGCAATTTGCGCCAGGAGATGGAAGAGACTTCGAGAGACATCGATGAGATGATCGATGGCAACTTCGAAGCAGGTGCCTCTGGTCGCTCACGATGGCCTAGTTTGAGCAAGGCTACTCGGGGTATGCGCTCTGCAGGTGTAGGATACTATTCCACACCCGGTCGCTCTGGTTCCAGTCCCACTTCTAAGCTGGTGTGGACGGGGCAGTTACGCAGGGACATCACTGGCAAGGGAAGACGTTCGGTACTACGCATCAGACAGCGTGGTAAGGGAGTCACAGAGATGGTTAAGGGGACTAACAATCCCCTAGCGAGTCTGCACCACAGTGGCTCTTCACATCAACGTCCTGCGATCTCCAAGGGTGCAGGTGGATTGACTTTCATCTCCTCCAGTGGATCAGTAGTATTCGCCCAGGGAGTGGGACCAGCTGCTATCACCATCCCTGCACGTCCTCTTTACACTGAGGCCCAACTCGTTCGGGGCCCCATGTTCGCAATGAAAGAGCGAATCGGTAATCGCACCGTCGCTATCTGGGGTGGTCACCTTGGCTAATGATTATGGTGCACTCCTTTTGGATGGTGCTACTCAGGGTGGATCTGTTGCGAGCGCTTCGCACATCAATTTGGGCATCACCAATTTCGCTATCGATGTGTCGTTCACTGTATCTGCTGGCGGCAGTGGTATCAAGGTACTGCTATCCAAATTTGTGAGCAATGTGGGATGGCGTATTCAACTCAGTGCCACTCGCCTACTGCAGGTACGCTTTAACGACCTGACGTATACGCTAGCGACTGACGTAGATGACGCTGCCTGGCACCGCCTACACGTTTCAGTGGATCGTCAATTCAGTCTGATGTACGTCTACATAGACGGGGCACTTGACGGGACTCTGGCTATTGCCAACCAGGGCACGGTCAGCAATGCAGCAGCTCTGGAATTGGGGAACGCAAGTAGTTCGCTATGGTGGGCAGGGGCTGTATCAGAGGTGAGGTTGAGTAACCGTATACGGCACACAGCTCCCTACACTTCTGACGTCATTCAGTTTGGAGACGACAACTGGACTCAAGCTCTCTACCACTTCAATGAGGGCACAGCTACAGCTGGATTCGCTTACGATCTGAGTACTGGCGATCAGAATCTTCCACATAGCAAGGCACATCTCACCCTAGTGGGTAGCCCTACTCCCACCGAGGGACCATATTTAGCTTGTGTGATCTCCATCGTGAGAGAGCATACTTGGCTAGCTCTCGACGCGTTTTCATCCCTCACTACTTTCCTAGCAGCTCGGACTGGTAAGAAGTACAGGTTCCGTTCCGGGGACATGATTCCTGCCAATTTCACTGCTTCCAATACTCCGGCCATCACTATTACACCCGCCACGTTGCCAGACATCAATCCTGAGACGTCTGCGTTTCACACAGTGCGCGTTCCAATTGAAATCCAGGGGCGCATGCATCACAAGGATGTCCGTGAGATTGAGATCTTCTGGTGGGTCACACTGGCCGCGATATACAACATGTACAATCTGACCACTACGGCTGGCAGATTCAACTTTATACGCATTCAGAACATGAAGTCACGTGGACCGTCTTTCGAAGTTGAGGAACAGAGAGACGAATCTCTGTTCAGCAGTTTCACCGATACTTTGATCTTTGAAGTTCGGCATGACTTTCTGAAGGGATAACGTGGAACTTCAGTACCAGTATGTGGGACCTTACGGTAGGGGACACCACAGGGCGCGCACTCCAGTAGGGGAAGTATTCTACCTGCAAGTAGTGTCTGTTGCTCCCGAACAGGTGATATTGTTACCACCTGAAGAGTGGCGTAGTGTGACAGACGTATGTAGGTTCATCCACATGGGTGGAAAATTGTGCGAACGTCTTAGGGTGTCCGAAGGATTATACTGTGAGTTTCATCAGTCTGAGTTCTCATTGAGAGCTCATTTTGTAGGAGAGGTGACGAATGGGTACAGTTAGGCAGCTTGAGTATTACCGTATGGGAGAAGAGGCAGTTGCTTGGGGCACTGCCGCTGCTGCATTTGTGGGCATCGCCCCCGATGAGTATTCAGTGGAATTGGAGAACGAGCCCCTCGAACAGGAAAAGTTCACAGGCGAGATCGACACTGTATACGTTGACGTAGTTGCACAACTCCTCGCGGGTGCGTACGTTTCACAGGTGTGGCCAGATAACATTGCGCGATTGCTCGACATCGCAGGACTTCCACGTACAGCGTCCTACGACCTTAAGTCTTACACAGTGCAGTGTTTCGACAAGGCCAAGAACGAATACCTGCAGCATACAGGGCTCAAGGCTGACAGTGTTACCATCGCTGCTTCAGGATCCGATCCTAAGGTCAAATTCAGCTTTGACATGATCGGCTGTACTGAGACGACGGTAGCGTCTTTCGTCAAGCCATCCCTCCCTGCACAGGCAGCGTTCGAGTTCAGTGATGCTACCTTCACAGTGAACACTGTCTCTGAATCGAACATCACAGAGTTCTCTATTGCGATATCCAACAACCTCTCTCCGAGTGAGCCAAAGGATACCAATCGCAATATCAAGTGGATCGACGCTGGTCGCCGCCAGATTGAAGTCACGTTCACTGTGAGAACTGACGCAACCATGGCAGCACATTATCGAAGTCTTGTTCGAAGTCGCGACCGCGATTTGGCCTTCGTAGTCGTCTTCAACTATCCGGGCACAGGATCACCTGTGGACACTCTGACGTTGACGATGAGTAAGTTGGTTCTGAAGTCCGTGGTAAGGACAGGATCAGTGGGGGATATCCAGACGCTGGTGTGCACTGCCGTTGCACGAAAACCAGCAGCCACTGACGCAATCGTTGCTGCGACTACGTAGTATTGAGTGGGGCCGTGGGCGGCGTCGGCTGGTGGCAGTCCCAGTTTGATGTGCGGCCCCACTCTTTTTTCCTGACTGTCGTGTGGAGACTGCTATGCGTGTTAATCTGTTCAGGTCACGGAATTTTGAAGTCAAGTGGCCCCTGCGTAATCCCGATCCTGACTCTGGTGTCGAGCTCATTCCGGACGAAGAGAAGATCGTCATCAAGATGACGAGACTCGAACACGGAACCAAGCGTCAGATCGAAAATTCCATGATCACTGTGAAGGGGACACAGTTTCAACGTAACAAGACTGCACCGAAATCCAACAAGGTGACTGCCGAGGACGTATCACTGCAGTACTCCATCGGTACGGTAAAGGACATGCGTTTGCGCGAGTCCATTGTGGGTTGGGAAAACGTCCTTGACGATAAGGGCAATCCCATCAAGTACTCGTGGGAGAAGATGACTGAACTGCTGGCAGTCAACGCTGACCTGGACGAAAACCAGTTCGGAATTCTCGAAGCGGACTTGGTAGCCGCCATTGACGCTGAGAACTCCTTCACTGATTCAGCCTCGCTGGGTAAGCCAAAAAACTGACAGAGGCCTTCTCACGAATCTACGGTGGGGAGGTGAAAACTGACGAACCCGTGTCAGACGATGATCGTATGGCACTCGAGTTGATGCTGTTGTACCGTATCACGCGCCATACTGGTATATCTCTGGGAACACTGCACAGTATGGATGCTGTAGAAGTGGAAGTGATGATGGCGATTGAAGAGGCTAGGAGCCAACACTATCTACGTCGTCTACAAGCAATGAGCGGTGCCAAGAAACAGGCCGAGGCGCTGTCAGCCGAAGTTGCTGTACTCAATTCCGAGTGGGAATTCTTGATGTAGGGGAAACAGTGGCAGAACTGCTTTTGATCATCAATGCAACAGCTACTACAGCGCTCTCAGCCGTAGAGGCTTTGAATGCTGGTCTGGAGATAGTGGGTCGAGTAGGTAGCGCTGTTTCTTCCATATTGGGGGCCACATTCGACGTTGCTACGACAGTGTTCATGAGTATCATGTCGGGTTTGGAGTCAATCGCCGAATTCGTCTTGACTAATCTCTCCAATGCCTTTGCCGTCATGAGGGACGATTGGCTCCAGTTTGAGAAAGATGCTGGACGTATCTTTGGCAACATTGCCAACGAAGCGGGTTCCTCCCTCAATGAGGTTAAGGACATTGGTTTACAAGTCTCCAACGCTCTCGGTAAGGATATCGAGGGCGTTATGGAGGGACTGTACGAAGTGATCTCGGGCGGTTTCCGTGATGTGGAAGACGCTGGGACCATCATGATGTCCGCGGGCAAACTTGCCCAGACAGGGTGGATTGAGATGGATGACGTTATGAACGTCATGATCTCCACACTCAATTCCTACGGCCTAGCCGCAGCGGACGCAGAGCGCGTTTCCGCCATGCTCTTCCAAACACAGATTCAAGGTCGCGGTAATATGAAGGAACTCGCCCGATTGATGGGTGGAGTTCTTCCAATTGCTTCCGCTTTGGGTATCACAATGGAAGACGCATCTGCTGCCACAGCAGGGGTCACGCAGGTTATGGGTGCACAGGGTCACGTGATGTTCTCCATCACTTCGTCCTTGAATCAGCTCGTCAAACCTACTAAGATGATGATTGGTGCTTGGGCTAAGTACGGGTTCCAAGTCACGAAGGCGGCAGACGGCACTATCGACTTGCGTAAGACTCTCGAGGATCTGAGAGCGATCAGAGCGCAGTTCGGCGACGACGTTATCGGTGAAATGTTCAGCAACCAGGCAGCGGTTCGCGGTATTGGTGCTCTGACTAACATATCCGAGGAAGCGTTCAACACCATTTTCGACAATATGCGAAATGGTGCTAAATCCATGGACGACTTCAACGCGGCAGTCGAAGCTACCTTGGCAACCATTTCGTATCAGCTCGAGTTGTGGGAAACACGTTTCAAGAATCTGGGAATTGTAGTATTCGAGTTGCTCCAGGGGGCATTCCGACCCGTCTTTGATGACATCATCATAATCCTGGAAGAGACTGGTATGGCCCTTGACGGACTTGCTACGTCCGGAGTGTTCGAAGTGTTGTTGAACTACTTACAGCGACTCGTAGAACAGATGAGAGGATCCGCCTTCTACCAACAGATCCTGGCAGATATTCGTCAGGGCATTATGTACATCATAGAGGCCATCCCCGGATGGGTAGATGGTATTTGGAAAGTTGTTGAGAGTGGTCAGGCTCTCTCCTTCTTCAATACTGTGGGGGAAGTTTGGAACTCTACGATAGCCATCATCCTTGAAGCTGTCACGGCGTGGGCTACTGCCCTAGGTAAATTGGGGGCTCAGGGAGGGGACTCGCTAGCCATCATATCCAAAGCTGTCCAGATGATCGGTGAGTGGTTTCTACACATCATAATAGACGTCATACCTAAGTTCCTATCAGCTCTGGAGGCCGTGGACGTTGCTGGATTACTAGCTGGTTGGATTAGGTCTTTTCAGGGAGCGTTCAAGTTCGTAGTAGCACTCGCAGTGTCAATGGCCCAGGGCATACTGTCAGCACTGTCTCCGATAATCGACAACTGGGAGATACTCGTAGCGTTAGTGCGTTCCGTGGGATTCGCATTTTCTGCACTGGGTAATCACATATCTGCCTTCTTCAACAGCATTGCCCTTATGGGTGAGGGTGTTACCAAGGTGATAACTGCCATAGGTGAGTTGTTGGTCAAATTGGTCAGGACGCTTACAAAGCTCGGTGAGAAGTTACCCAATGCGCTGGGTGGTTCCATGTTTGAAGGTATGGACGACGCACTCGCCACTGCCGAAGACTTCCTAGCCACTATGAAGGATGGTACACACGACTCTGCCGTAGCCCGCATGGATCACATCACCAATTTGATGAATGCTGCTTCAGGCGACAACGCTAAGTCAAACGAAGAGCTCATGAAGGCCATAGATGGTAGCTCGGTAAATCGTACCCAGCCTATGATAGACGCTCTCGCTGCAATGCAGACTCACATTGAGAGTGGTGTTGACGATCCTGCTCTGGGTGTGAATCAGTTTCTGGATTTTCTGGATACACGCTCTGCAGATTTCCAGGCCAACCAGGCAGAAGTGCAAGCTCGCGCTGCGGAAGCTCTCAATACCATCCAGGACCTGCCAACTAACGTACCAGATCCACAATCTGCGGAAAATCAGTTACTAGCTCAGCAGCAGCTGGGTGTAGGTCAGGCTCGTAGTGTTGAGATTCTGGCACAACTACACGCGGGACAAGTGGCAGCAGACGAAACCGCACGTGCGAACAAAGAGGCCGAGATTGCACTCCAGGAGCAGATTAGCACTCAGGTGATAGCTTCCTCCACGCAGAGTGAAGCGCTACACAACCGCAGCATTGCCGCACTACAATCCGCAGCTGCTGCTCTAGCTAATCACACGGCGAGGTTAGCAGCACAGCAGACTTCTATTGAACAGCTCCAAGCTATGATGACAGGTTAAGATGATCCCCACAGCTGGACAATTCGTAGACGAGACTAACGCGATAACAGTATTCCTCCCACGCAGTCCCCTTCTCAATCTCCAGTCGGGTTTTGACGTAGCCATTCTCTCTAGTTACCCCGCAGTGCAAGCAGCTACCGTCCCTCTCCCTATGGGTGTGAATTATCATGCTCTTGGTGGGGGCCTGTTCCAACTCTCCGTGACGTCATATTTTGAGAGAACTACCTCGGGCGCTGCAGAGTGGTTCTGCTATGAGTTTTTGAGGGACTTGGGTAAGACGGGTATCGGCAAGCTCCAGATAGCAGATCAAGTTTGGATTGACACACTCTTCACTGGGGGCAAGTGCTCTATCCGGAACGCTGCCAATTCTTCGTACATCTGCTATGAGTTGACCTTCATAAGGTCTCTACCCAAGGACGCGGGGCTAGCTGCTAAGTTGACCCCCGACCCAGTCGAACCAGCTGAGGCTGGCGCTAGGACCAGTGCGGGTTCCTACACCTTCGCCACTAAGGCATTGGGAACTCACGCTTTTATAGATTCCATGTCTGTGAGTCGTCCATCCATAGTTGAGACTGTGCCTAGGGGGTTGGGCGTACGTGTGAAGAGTAGGCGTGGAGCACGTAGGTTGAGTTTGAACGTTTCATCATGGTACAGGGTTGTACCCGATGGCGTCACCTACAGTAGGCCTCCTTTGGAGAAGCTATTGCACGACTCCTTTCACGAATTGTCAAGTCAGAAGGGTGACTTAGTGGGCCAGGGTAACACATTCCAGAATTGCTACCTCACTGACTTTTCACCCGATAGTGGTGACAATCTGTGGACAGCTCCCGTATCTCTTTCTTTCGAACACGAGTTAGAACCTACCGTGTGATGGTATAATTACTATGGGACTGACAACTGGAGAATGGCTAGTTAAGGTAGGGGGTGCTGCTGGCACTATAGTGGAAGGTGTGGATATCAAGTCCATCTCTTGGGGTTATGCCTTTCCACGTAAGTGCCAGTTGTTCTTTCCAGGTAAGCACGACGTCGGATTAGATCTCCTCACCAACAACAACGAGATATGGATTTCTCGGGACAATTTTGCAACTCTAGTGTTCCGAGGCGCTCTCGAGGTGAACACTCCGAGAGGAGTACGTACCGAGGGTATCACGTATGATGCGTTGGGGTTGGAAGCGATGGCTGACCGCCATCTGATCAAGTGGAATAGCTCCATAGAGCACAAGTACAACATCGACAATCTACCCGATTACACCTCCCCTAGCTCTCTGGGGGCACTGTGGACGGTGGGGCAGATTATGGTTGACATCCTGGAACACGCTATTGGGATTCCGGCTGCTGGAAGTGCTATACCATTGCACCATCCCTCTTCATCATCAGTGCAGAATCCATGGATGCCCGTTTCTGTGTTGAAGTCTTACGATGCTGCGTCTCTTCTAGGACTATCACTCCAATTGAGTGAGACCCGTGTAGTGGGTCAGAGATTCTGGACGTACATGCAGAATCTGGTAGAACAGATGGGTCACCACGGCATATACATCGACCCCGCAGACCCCAATAATCCCACATTGGTAGTGCACGATTTCACAGCAAGCACTGCAGTGAACTTCTACTTTGGGAAACCCGCCGAGCATATCACTACTACTGCCACTGCCTCTGGTCAAGATGCGCTGTGCACAGATAGCAGTATGAAATTGAACATATCCAGCGCCAAGACTAGGATCATAGTGGAGGGCAGAGGCAAGATCGTTGAATTGATACCAGTGTCTCAGGGTTCATTGACACCCGCCACCATGGTTCCGCACTGGGCCGACGGCGAGGGTAGTCCTGGCATGAGTTGGATTGTGTACGACCCTCAATCGTATACTCCCTTCTGGGAAGGGACTCTAACTAACGGACTTCTAGGACCCATCTTAGTTGTAGATGGCGTACCCTGTCACGCGGACTTCGCTGATTGGAATCTGGACACTGGAGTAGCTACTACCTCACAAGATCTCACTGGACACGTAATCGAGGTGTGGACCCTGTATCTAGCTCCCTTCCAAGTAATAGCTGGTCCGGGTGGAACCGCCTACGACAACTACCAACTCATACGTGAAGAAGGGGTGTACGACGATAAGCTCATTCACTCTTCACATCCAATTAGCAGCACGTATAATCTGATTAGTACGTATAATTATGGGGGAGCCTATGATTGTTCGGTTGATCCTACTTACCAAGAGAACAGCGGTGAAGAGTACAGTATGCCCATGCCCCCCAGAGATGATACTGGGATGATGCAAGCCATAGCCAACGCTATGCTAGCACGTATGGGAGACGAACGTATCGAAGCTACCATATCTCTGGACACTATCGATTTGACCACTTACTCACTGTTGATGATGGGTAACATGGCCAATTTGAACAAGTGGTCTGCAATCAATTGCCAACTGATGCAGATTGAGATTTTCCCCAATGAGGACACTATGAAATGTCAGTTAACCAACGACATCTATCGAGTGGCCTCCTACGCAGAGTTTAAGCGTAGATACATGTTAAGACACGATCAGTTAGTGTTGTCGCGAGTCGTTGATCAATTACGCCATCCGCCCCTTGTTGGAGGATCATCGAGATTCGCGCGACGCTAGGAGGACTGCCCCCTTGCCCTTGTTAGTGATTTACCAAGAAGACACTGGACAGATCATACATTCGTCCAGAGTCAATGTAAACCATACTGCGGGAAATTTTCCGCCACAGATTCAGCGTTTACTCGAGAACGCTTCCGATCTACATCTGCGACATATCTTCGTAGACGATCAGATCAACCCCAACTCACACGTAGTCCAGGCCAGCTCCACTGGGGTAGGCATAGTGCGACGTAGTGAAGCAAACCTTCGCTGGTTAGAGCCCCTATTGGAGTTCATCGGCGACATCGCGAATGAGAAACCGCGCATTCCTAGCGGTCTCAGAGTCAAGTACGTGACTCCAGCAGCTGCCAATCCCGAGTACATCAAACTCCAACCTGGCATCACGATCTTCGCACCTCTCCAAGCACGTTGGCATTGTGCAGCAGAATTCTTCACGGCACTCTCCACTCTGGAGATGCCCCCAGTACCAGTCAATCTGATGTTGTACGACAACTCGAATGACGACTCCTTCGCAGCGCTGTGTCGATGGTTTATGGCGGGGCAAGGGGGGTATGCTTCTATTGCGTACATCAAAGACTCCACCCCACCCACTCCCGATAGATACTCTACTGTGCAGGCAGTAGCCAGAATCTATGGTCGAATGACTCACTTAGTGGATACTGAGTATGTATTAACGCTAGAAGACGACGTGGTCATGCTTGACCGTGACTGTCTAGTGCGTTTATATGAGACTCTCCACAGATCCGAAGGATCCGCTGCAGCTGCCGGGAACGTGATAGAACGTCACGACTACAACACGATGTGTTGGAAGTTCGAAGGCAGAACTCCCACTATCCGGTACGTGTCTAAGCGAGAAGAGATCCAACGTGTGGATGGCGTATCGTTCTCCTGCACCCTCTGGCGCACTCGACTGCTGAAGATGGTGGCAGTTAGACCCCAACGCGATGACACTTCGTCTTTCTACGCCACGGACATTACACTGTGTGCTGACCTGTGGGAAATGGGTTACCCATGTCTGATAAACTGGGGAGTAAAATGTGCACACGTAGAGCCCTTCACACAGCTCGTCCCCCTGGATCACGACCCACGATATGAGAAGCAAGTAAGGAAATCATCTACACGCGAAGATGCCTGTAGAGCTATCGCCTCACGTTTGAACCTACCAGCTCCAGCACCCTCAGCAAGCTTCTTTTCGAACCTGTTCCGTAGTCCACTTACCAAGAAGCGATTGGACACACTCCTTGTACTGACCGTGCGGAGGGATACACCCAAGCAGTTCCACACTAATCTGTCGAACCTGACCCTCCCCGAAGGTGTGGTAGTGGTGGTGTATGGCTTTACCGATCCAGTAGATTGGTTGAGTCACAACGTGCAGTTCATAGACGATTGGAATGTGCTCTCCAGTGTGATACTTAACACTAGTAGGCTAGTGTGGTGGGACACTCGCGTCATAGTTAAGCCAAGTGACGTGCTAACACTCCTACGCAAGGGTACAGGGGCAGTTTCCACAGATGTGCCACTGGGTGATGTTCCCGCTGGGATATCCGACGTGTGGGCGTGTGATTCTGCACAGGTCCCAAAGATGTTCAACTCCTACGGAGAGTTGGTAGGTGGTGTGTTCCACAAGGAATCGCGCAAGATTTCTGTGGACTCTTCACGTTGGGTTGCTAGTACACAGACCTGGATCAGTAGTGGATACAACGTGGACTTTGCACCACGAGTGGATCTTCCAGAGGTCGTGTACTATGGAGATTCAGTGAAAGAAGCTGAACCTCGCGAGTTGGACCTCACAATCGCTGTGACTGCAGTAGACCACCCCCAGATGACTATCAACGCTATCGAGTCCATGCTTTCAACTACAGAGGGGATACTGCGCGAGATATTTGTGTGGGACAACGCATCTACCGATCCCGATATGCATCTGCTGTATGATAAGTACGTTAACCATCCAGTAGTGAAGATCTTCAAGTCACAGACCAACCGGGGGTACATCTACCCCATGAACACCATGGGCAAGCGCGCTCGGGGCAAGTTCTATGTGGTGTCCAATAATGACATCATTGTCCATCCTGGGTGGTTCGAAGCTCTGTCTGAGCCCTTCAAAGATCCACTAGTGGCTCAGACAGGTCCAGTACCCGAGTATGGATACCTCAACGAGGCCATGTTAGGTGGGCCTGGTGAAGGGCCTCTAGACTACCTGGAGGGATACTTCTTCATGCTACCTCACTGGGTGATGGATAGGTATCCAGTTTTTGACGAAGCGCATTTGAAGTTCGCTACATGTGAAGACGCAGATCTATCACTCAGACTGCGTGAGATGGGTTACAAGATACTGGCAGTGCCCGAAGCTAAGATCGACCATTTGAGGTCCATCACTAGGGTAAACAACGCCCCTATCAGGTCGTTAATGGACCAGACTGAAGCTCAGAACGTCAAGTACATGCTACACAGGTGGCGCAATTATCTGACGACCCGCACTTTCGTTCGACACTGCATTCTGGTGGTTAGGGGAGGTGCCAATGGTGACTTACTTTCATGTGAAGGTGCCCTGAAGGCACTCAGATGGAAATTCCCTCTCTCTCGCATAGTGCTTATGACAAAATGCGGGGCCATTATGGAGAATTGTCCATGGGTGGATGACATACTAGACAGCGCAGAACCTGGAGTAGAGTACCACCTGGTGATCAACCTGGATTCCGCATATGAAGTGGACCTAGGGCAGAATAGGCCTAGACAAGTTGCACGCCTTGCGGGTGTGCCCTATGTGCGTCCTGGATATTGGACCAAGCAGTCAACTCTGGATAAGATACGTGACGAGTTTTCTGCCCATCCAAATCTGCTGGTAGTGCATTGGAGAGCTAGTTGGGCTAATCGACGTTGGCCACTCTCTCGGTGGAAAGAGTTGACCCAGAAGTTGAGTAAGGACTTCCAAATCGTTGAAGTGGGTTCGCTCGCTGATGAGCGTGTGGACATGGGCATACCCTTCTTCGGAAGATCTTGGGACGAGGTAGCTGCATTGACTGCTATCAGTCGGGGAGTAGTTTGTAGTGATAGTGTGGGGCTACATATTGGAGTGGGGGTCAAGGTACCTACCATATGCATCTTCGGACCCACTGATCCAAAACTAGTGGCAGACTCTGAATTCTTGTTCCCAGTCTCCGTTCCCATAGATCTGGAGTGTCTGGGTTGTCATCACAAACCTCCTTTTCCTAAGGAGTACAGCACTTGTAGTCAGCCCCAATTGTACTGTCAAATTGGACTAACTGTCTGCAGAGTGTACGACGAAGTGATGCGGGTTATGGGAATAGATAAGGTGTGTACACAATGATATACGATCGTGAGTACTGCGAATCTCGGGGAATGTTGGTAGGCGATGGACATCTGTTCATGATCGCAACCAAGATCGCAGAGTTATTCCCAGGTTCAGTTTTGGACGTTGGGTGTGGACTAGGTTGGGTGGTGAAGCATCTTCGTGAGGACCACTCTGTGGTTGCTAACGGTATCGATGTGAATCCATTCGCCGTGGACAGTCGAGTTGTAGAAAACGTACATCTCCGTAGCTTCCTCAGTGAAGAGGATACTTACGACGTGTTACTAGCGTCTAAGCTGTTGGGGTGTTTTGACGAGGACGAACTTAACGAGTTCGTAAGGTGGTCACGCGTACATTGTAAGAAGTGGCTAGTGATACTCAATTCACCAGGCGTAGGTGGTGAGATCACTCGCACTACCTCCTTCTACAAGGGCATTTTCGAAAATGGTGGGTGGGTATGTGACGAGTTGCAGCAGCGGAGGCTTCAATCCACCACTGGGTGGGACTGCTTGGTTCTCACCTGCAATCCTGAGAGGATAGTGCGGAAGCCAGTCCTGACACGTGATTCTGTCTCCACTTCGATAGTGGTAGACTGTTGGATGGGACCAGACTATTTACGTAAGTTCCTAGACCATGTACGGACGTTGTTTATACGAAGTGTGGAGTTGGTATTAGTCAACACATCCCAGTGTCCTAACGTTCTTTCCTACTTGACTCCCAAAATGGAGTTTGGGGGTGCATCGCTAGCCACCTACTACTTGACAGGTACACAGATCCCAGTAGTACTGTCCGAAGGTGGAACGCGCTCTGCCACTACAGTGTTCACGGAAGGGATGCGTATGTCTTCCGGGTCCACAGTGATGTTGATGCGCGTTTCTGATCAGGTCAACAGGTCGTTCCTAGTACATGGATTACGTCACCTACTCGACCACCCCAATGACTCGTTCGTAGTACCTAGTGTATCAGTCTCCAGCAAGATGTACCGCTTGGGTTGGTTGGACTCTTTCAATCTCTCCAGTGACGACCTGTCTCACATGTGGGAAGAGTTGCACATACCGTTACCCTATGACGGCATAACTCTGAACAAGACTCCACCCATGGAGCTCGCCAGTTTATACACACTAGACGCATTACCTAGGGTGTTCCTTGTCAGAACCGAAGACGTATTGGACGTCCACCTGGACAGTGGTCAACTTGCATTTCCAGAGTTGGACCTGCTCTTCAGTCTCGTCTACAAGTCTAGGTTGGGGAGCTCCAGCACTAAGATGTGTTCACTGTCGTATTCCGAGAATTCGAGGTTCTCCACAGACGAACTAAACGAGCTGGGGCAGAGACTACTGGATCGCTCACGGAGAACATAGGCTACGTAGCGGGTACTTTATGTAGCGGGGCCGGTACTTTATTGCCTTTAACGCTGATAACTGTGGTTAAATCGATGTCTATAGAGGTGAAACGGTGAGTATAAACCTACCAGATTTTAACAGAGCACAGTACTACGCCAATACTGGGTGCGAACTTGACTCCAGTAAGTACTTTGATCTATCACGAGTATTGCACGAGTCTATCACGGGACGCGTGTTAGATGTGGGATGTGGCCTGGGATGGCTCGTGAAACATCTCCGAATGAGGGGGTTCGACGCCTGGGGATTGGACGTTTCCCAGTATGCTATTCAGCATTCAGTGGCACCCCAGTACTGTCAGAAGGGAGATGTGTTGGATATTCAAGCAACATACCCTGTGAAGTTCGATTACATCGTTCTACACGACGTCCTACAGTGTCTAGAGTTGGAAGAGTTGATCAGGGCCCTGGAGCAACTCAAGATACACTGCACTAAGACCATCTTCGTCCTGGACAAGATACACCAACCCCAGAGTGAGTTTGCACTATCCCGTACCCAGGCATGGTATCGCAAACTGCTAATGGACTACGGATGGCAGATCTCCAACATGGACAGGTTTATGAGGAACACTTTCGACAAGGAGTTGATTGTGATGTCCAATGCCAAGACCCATCTGAATGTGGACAATTATCCTACAACTGTGTTGAGCGACCCGTGGTTGGTGCACCACGATAACACCAATGTCATGTCGTGCACACTGACAACAAGTGAGGTGGAAACTGCATCGTTCATTGACTATCACAGTGATATGTGGATGACTCCTCATCTTGTTCCTGAAAGCGGGACACGTGTTGAACGAGAGAGGTTGGGGATACTACGTGGGAGTGGCGACTACGTATTTGTGTCAGACGATACCGCGCGTATTTCAACACGGTGGCTGCACGCTGCATTAGCACAGTTCAGAGATCCAAGCGTAGGTGCTGTGGTCAGTCCTGTATGTTGGTCTGGAGAACTCAGCCACGAGGAGGCTCCAGGGGACGACTGTTGGAAACGTTTCCCCATGATGTTCAGAACACTCGCGTACCAACAGTCACAAGGGCAGAAACGTAAGTTTGAAGATGTGGGGTGGAAGTTGGCTGTCATAAAGCAACCCATCTCTGCACACCCACAGGAAGATCGCGATCTAGACGAACGTGAGAGTGTGACGATCGTAACAGCTCTGGACGATTGTGAACCACTGTTGTTGAATCGCTATCTGGACGCGCTGTTGAATGTGGACTATCCCAAAGAACTATTACACGTTCATCTGTGGAGTGACATCTCACGACCTGAGTTGCAAGTCATACTGAGCGAGTTCATATGCCATCACGCACACAAGTTTGAGACGTTCTGCCTACGGCAGAGTAAGACAGAAGCGCACTGGTTGGAGATGGAAGAACCTAGGTACTACAGATGGGATGGCGTGAAGTATCCCATCAGTGCACTTGTGTCGTGCGTGTACAACAGGGCAAAACGTGCAATTCTCACTGATAGGGTATTGATATGGGAATTCGACACCATTCCAGTTGAGAGTAACTTCCTGACTAGGTTGAACGACGAATTGAGTCCTGTGGGTGGTGCTATCAGCGGTCACTATGTATGCAGGCGTGAGAAGAAGTCCCTAGCGTGGAAACTGACTACGAACATACCATTGGACTTCGAATGGATCACTCCAGGAGTGGGAGTGCAAGTTGTAGATGCTGTCCCACATGGCATGCTTCTAATGAACGCACATTGTCTGAAGAAGTTCAAGTTCAGTGCACTAGCTAACGACCCACGCGATCTCCGCGGACCCGACTTAGTGATGGGACGAGACTTCCAGCTCCTAGGTCTCTCCATAAAGATCCATTGGGGAGTTATCGCACTTCATTACGAACGGAGTGGTGAGACTTGTTTGCGACCGTAACATCAGACGCCGACATATTCGGCCACGTAGCTTCACAACTACTGGGCAGTCTAGATGTAGATGGCTTCTTCTCACTAGGCAATCCCTTTTGGGAAAAGCACCTCAGTGTGCACCAGTTGCCCTTCTTTGAGGGTGCTCAGTGCTTCCTATTGTGGGATGCATGTCCCAAGTTGACTGAGGAACAGGCTCAGTTCCTTTCTCACCATGAGTACGTGGTATTGAACTGCGTAGACGGCTTCCACACCGAATGGAACTCGCGTCTTCTTCACAAGTGGGGATACGATCTAGTACCCGAAATGATGGACCTGGTACAGACGCTGCAGTGGGGTTGTAAGGTATTGAGACGTGTACGAGAGCGCTCACACAAACTAGTATCCGTGGTAGTGCCTACACACAACTGTGAAGAGTTTCTAGTTGAGTGCCTTACTTCAATACTGGGACAATCACATACCTGCCTAGAGGTGATTGTGGTTGACGACTGTTCTCAAGATCAGTCTCAGGAAGTGGTGGAGGTCACACGGAGGGCAGATCCACGTATTCACTCATATCACAAACTCGGACGTAGACGTGGAGCTGCCTATGCTCGTAACGTTGGCTTAGAGCACGCTGTGGGAGACTACCTGATATGCTTCGATAGTGACGATGTGATGCCTCCACGCTACTTGGCTACAGCGTTAGACGCCTTTGATGAGGGAATCGATTATGTGTACCCCCGACAGTGGTGGTCCATACCCGAGGATCACTTCACTGAAGAGATGATAGCACTCCAAGAAGCTCACTCTTTGGAACTCAGGGCAGAGTCACATTTCGATCCCGCATGGAGGGGGTTAGTGTGTACCCACGGAAGGTCCAGTCTACACATGAACAGTAGCGATCCCTCAGCAACGCTTATGGGATCGTGCATCATTATCTGTTCAGTGTTCCGCGCGAGTGTTATGCCCCGATACAACAGCCTCCTCCCTAGGTTGCAAGACTGGGACCTGTACCTGACTTTGATAGACAGGGGTCACAGGGGCGTAGGGTTCTTCTCACCTCCCTACATACGTAACAGGGCAGCAGGAATAACCAACTCGGTTACACATGCCGAGTCCACATCCACCAAGGAGACCATATACAAGAGTCACAGGGCGTTCCCACCCATGCCACGCTCTCTACTCCTACCACTCAACTCCGGTGGAGTGTTGGACAATAACCTAGCGGGTCCGCGCATTAGGGGATACCAGGTTGCTCCTCACATTCCACTTTGTGACATAGGCGATTTGGATACGTTGAGACGTGAGTGGAGGTCGTATGACGTGTTCATCTTTGTGTGTGCTCCTACGCCCTCCGCCGAAGGTTGGATTAACCACCTTCTGAATGGTGGCAAGAAGGTGTTGTTGGATATCTGTGTTACCTACTGGTCTCCCGACTATCTCCTTGGTGGAATGTCCTCACACGACTACTTGCAAGTGATTAGACGCTTGGGAGCCAGGGGGGTAACCTTCCTTGTGCCTTCCCACCCCCTATCTTTAGAGTTAAAACAGGTGGCTCCTAAATCCGACATATACGTCATACCCGACTCTATATCCTCTCCACCCTCAGTTAAGTCGTCCTACTCGGCTACGAAACGCCTCGTGTGGACTGGCTACCATGGGAACATTACCTCTCTACTAGCATACACCAACCAACTCGCAGCGCTATGTGAAAAGTACTCACAGACCGTGCGGATCATCTCTGAAGGGTGCGATCTTCGGATCCCATTTCCGTGGGAGTGGAAACGTTGGACACTGGCTACAGAGAACGCCCTGATTATGGAGTGTGACATCTTCCTAGATCCCAAATTGGAATGGAGTTCCTACCGCAACAAGGGCAGTAACAAAGCTGCCAAGGCTGCGTCACTTGGGATGCCCATAGTTACCCTGAAGGAAGGAACCAACTGGGCAGAAAGACTGGAAGAACTGATGCGCGATAGCAAGCAACGCGAGATGGATGGATGGAAGAGGTTGAATGACGTATTGAGGGAACAAGTAACTCCTCGCGTAGTTCAGCCTCTAATTGAACTGGTGTCACGGGTATAATTTTTGGTACGACCTACTAATGGAGATTGGGATGATTAAGCAGAACGGGCCTCTCCTTGAGGCTTTGACAACATTGCACGACGATCGGGGAGATCTGACTGAGATTGTACACAACTACGATCTACCCACGGTGGAATACTTCAGGGCAGAGTCAGTCGTACACCGTAAGGAGGGACCAGTACTCCTTCCGATTGAGGGTACGCCTGCTCGGGTGGAAGTTCCACTTCAGGTTGGTAACTTTGGCCAAACGTACATTGTACGCAATGAACAGGCCATGACCATCCGGGCGTTCCATCGACACGAGAAACTGTGGGACTTCTTCACAATAGTGAACGGTAAGGCCCGTGTGTGGGTCGTATCTCCAGAGGGTGAAGCACGTCAGTTCATCCTGTCGGCAGCGCCTATGCAGAGGTTGACCATTCCGCCGGGGTTCTGGCACGGCTGGCAGTCCCTGACACCTAACACAATCATGGTGTGCACTGGTTCAGAAGTGTACGACCGTAACAAGCCAGATGAGGAACGCATTTCGTATGATGCGTTCAAGACATCTGGAGTCTATTGGGAAGTGAGACCAAAATGAAGTTCCTAGTCACAGGGTCGAGTGGATACGTTGGGGCGGGTCTAGTGAAGCTCCTCATTGCGAGTGGCATGGAGGTGGACTGTTTGGACGCGGGGTGGTTTACGTACCCTGCAAGGATATCCAATCGCACTGTGGGCACACTGGAATCCTGGGAGTTGAAAGAGTACGACGGCATCTTCCATCTGGCGTGGTTCTCATCCGCAGGGAGTGACTTTCAGAACCTGCAGAAGTTCTCACTCTCGGAAACCAGACATCTAGTGGATATGATTCTTGAGACTGGTAAGCGTATTCCACTGGTCTTTGCATCTACCGCAAGCGTGTATGGTTTTTCTCAAGACGTAGTGGGAGATGAGACTGATCCAACACCTATCTGTGACTATGGCAAACTCAAGTGGGCAGCTGAGCAATACATCGCGAGAAAGCTGAGACCCCATGACTATACCTGTCTTCGAAAGGGGACACTTATGGGATTGGGGTCTGAGCGTACACGTATGGATTTGGTAGTAAATGCTATGACGGCCTCTGCGGCCAATGAGAGTAAGATACGTGTTTGGGGACCCAACACTGAGCGACCTCTCCTACATGTCACAGACGCTGTGAACGCCTACGCAACACTCATGATGATGCTGCTAGACAGGATGAAGGTACCCACTACCATCAACTTGTGCAAGCATAACTACACCATGTTGGATATCGCTCGATTGGTGGGACTACACACTGGTGCACCTGCGATTGAAATCATGGAGGGGAACGATTCTGGAAGTGCTCGTTCGTATCACATGACATGTGAGAGAGCTACTTCCCTAGGTCTGCAAGCACAACTCACTATTGATTATGCCGTGAAGGAGTTGCTGCACTCCCGATTTAACTTCAACGAACCAACCAGTCGCAATGTTCCTTGGATGCATGAAGTCGTACGAATGCGCCATTGGATTCGCGACCTCTATCTACCACCTGGAGTATGATATGCATGTGTTTTCGTACGAAAATGGAAGTCTATATGTGCACGGAGGCTTCTTCCTTATGGGGGCTTCGTTCCTTTTCGCGTTTGTGGTAATTATGTCCACTCTCAAGGTGTATCGTAGAAGTGAGTCACAACATGAGGATTCTAGTACTGGGTGCGCAAGGTCAATTGGGAAGCGCCATATCTAGCCGATTGCTGGAGAGGGGTCACTATCTGATCACTCCCACTCATTCGGAATGCGATGTGACCGATCTGTTCGGACTGCAAGAGTACATCATAGCAGAGAACCCCAACGTAATCATCAATTGCGCAGCTATGCATGATATAGCCAAGTGTGAACTGCAGCCCACCACCACTCGTGCAGTGAACACCCTAGCAGTGGCAGTGATGGATCACACTGCACGGAAGGTATCCGCCAAGCTGTTTCACGTCAGTACGGATATGGTATTTTCCTCTCCGGGGGTTTGCTACGAGGACACTGAGACCAGTATCAGTCACAAGTCAGTGTACTCTGACAGCAAGAGAGCTAGCGAAACGCTGTTGAGGCACCAAAACACAGTCGTCCGTGTTTCGGCCCTGTATGGACCCTCCCCCTGTAGAGGTAAGTCACGTCCCAATTTCGTTGAACAGGTACTTCGTAAGGTGGAGAGTGGCGAGCCCCTGGAGTTTCCATCCAATATGGGATGCAGCCCAGGATACTGTCCCCACATCGCTGACGTATTCGCGGAATTGGTGGTGACGGATTACGTCCCACGCATAGTACATATAGCTCCACCACATCTGCGTGACTACTCTTGGTACAGTTTCGCACGCGACATAGTTAAGGAGTATGGGTCTTCGCGTGAGGTAACGGGGACATCAGTGGGAACACTTGAACACAACGTATTTAATTTGTCGACGAGGTATAATTGGTCTCTACCTTTAATAACCAATTCTATCAGGGAGTATTTGGAGGTCCGATGACTGTCTCAGATTTCTGGAATGATATAGACTCCGAGGATACGCTCAGACTAGCTACCCTAGGAGCAATCCAGCGCATTCACCTACTATGTGGATGCTCTCAATGTGGCAGGAGGCTCATTCACGACGACAAGGTCATACCAGGCACTTGCGTCATTTACGAAAATTCCGACGACACACTTGTACGCCTTCTAGGCAAGTCTGTATGCAAGCATTGTGCGAAAGGGTTGATTTTTGATAACCATACGCATAGGTCATGATTGGTGTGTTGCCACTTGGGAGTTTGATCCCGAGGAGCATTTAGCACTCACAGAAGCGTGCAGTTACGCCACTGCAGACGCTTGGATGTCCGAGCTCTTTCAACAAGGCTTCTGGGACGGGAAGAAGTGCCTTCTTAAGAAGACGCGAAATGCTCACGAGGGCAGATTCCCAGCAGGTATACTGCAGCACGTGGTAACCCGACTCCAGGCACAGAACTTTCAACGTGTACACATAGAGGACACTCGCGTATATCCCAACCGACCTATGGAAGTGGACCCCACCTCTGTATCTTTTGAGATGCGCGAGTATCAAGTGGAGGGCTCAGGTATAGCACTCGCGAGTCGACGAGGAGTATTGAGACTGCCCACAGGCGCAGGTAAGACCAAGACGCTGATTGGTATATTGGCTGCTTTGGATTTGCCAACTCTGTGGATAACCCATGAAGGAGCACTCGCAAGACAGACTCGGAAGAACATCGAGATGGGAGTGTCACCCAACCGCGAAGTGGGCATGTTCAGCGGGGAGGAGAAGACTATCAAGCGTTGGACTGTGGGATTGGTCCAGTCACTACACAGGCGTAGAGATCAGCTAGCCTGGTGGTTCAAACAGATCCAGGTACTGGTGCTAGATGAGTGTCACCACGGAGCTGCTGATACCTGGTATGAGACAGCTATGGCCATACCAGCTGCCTACAGATTTGGGGCATCTGCAACCCCCTTCGAACGTTCAGACAAGTCCACACTGGAGTTGATGGGATGTTGTGGGGATGTTATCTACGAGAGGGAAGCTGAGGAGGTTCGAGGATTCCTCTCCAGACCCCATGTAGAGATGATTCATACACCTCGGAAACCTATCATAGCTTCTGCTTGGCCTGACGTTTACAGATTGGGAATAGTCGAGAACGCAGTCCGGAACGTTCACATAGTTGAACGCTCCATGCGTAGTGTGACGGAGAAGACTGCGTGTATCGTTTTCGTATCCAGTATCGATCACGGTAGGAAGATCTACGACGCACTGTCTGAGAGCATTGGGGTCAATGGCTTTCACGAATTCATGAATGGAGATACTCCACAGTCAGTGCGAGACACGTATTACGCACGTTTGCGGAGTGGGGATCTCCTGATCCTGATAGCTACGGATGGAGTTGCAGGAGAAGGGCAGGATATTCCAGCGGTGAGAAGAGTTGTCATCGGTGGAGGGCTAAAGGCAGCTATCATAGTGAAACAGCGTATAGGTCGTGGAATGCGCCCTACAGACATTGGTCAACACGAGGATGGATGGGGAGGTGAAGTACACATTCACGACTTTGTAGATAATCACCATCCCAAACTGCTGCAACACAGTGACCAACGTAGGGGTCACTATGCAGCCGTTAGTGCTATCATCACAGAGAATTACGATGCCACAACCACGCGCGGTTAGCAGCAGGGCTCAGGAACTCTACCTATTCATGTGTAACATACGCTCCCATGATGAGGGAATGGTCATATGCGATTTGCCCAACCACGAGGGCTACAAGACTGAGACCACCGAGTTGAGGAATTCACATTGGATTAAGGGACATCAGCGTCTAGGTAGATTTGTGCTAGGACAGACTGTACTATGTGAGACCCTTTGGGGTCACCAGTCTACACCCACAGATGTGATAGAAGTACTACTAGGCAGATACACGGATTTGGAGCGGAGGATCATAGGGTCCACTTTTGTACTATTCGCAGGCAAACGTGGCAAGCCCGATTTGACTCCACTCCAGAAGCTAGACGAATTGGAGTATTACAACACATTCGAACGAGAAGTGGTAATTCGGGGATTGAGAACTTACCATGGACTTTCTGAAGCTAGTCAGTATGGTGAAGCGTACGCTAGGGGTATCATTAGGAATGACTCTGCACGCTCTCACTCTCCAGCTACAACACAGCCCAAGGCGGCGACAGTGAAAGTGGAGAGAAGACCCACACAGGTACACACACAGGCACTAGCTCGCTCCACTTGGGTGAAATCAGCGATCGACCACGTCAAGTATTCAGCGATGAATTCTAATCAGCAAGAAGCGTATATTATCTCGCTAGAGGAAGAATATGACAAGTCGCGAACTGACTAGGGGGAACAGGTTTATGGTGCAAGTCAAGAGATTTCCGCGTAAGTGGTTAGTAGTTTGGACGCATTCTGGGAATGACGTGCAGGTTGCTGCTAAGTTGCGCGAGTTAATGAGTGAGCATCAGTGTTTGTTGGAAGTCTTCCTCCCACTGGTCAGTGTGCGGAAGGTGGTGAACAAGAAGACGGTGGTTGCCTCAGAACCCGCAGCACAGGGCTACATCTTCTTACGAGTGGCAAACGCTGACTTTGATCTAGTCGAGGCAGTTCGCGAAGTGAAGGGAGTGGGAGGGTTCCTATCTCCCGATGTGAGTAGTGCTCTAGACGGCATCCCTCAAGCGGATGTCACACGCATGTTGAACATGCACAATCGTTCAGTGGATAATGTCGTCACACTAAGGGTAGACGACGAGGTTGAAATTGTATCTGGTCCATTGATGCATCATACAGGACGAGTGGCCGAAATCACTACAGACGTCATAACAGTCTCTGTGAGTATCCTAGGCAGGCTCGTTGATATGGCATTCTCTCCAGTTGAGGTGAAGTCACTGAAGTGAAGTCACTTAGGTGGAATCACAAAGAAGGGTCAGCTGTAATGTCGACGGAAGACGCTCAGGCGTATGTAGACTCCAAGGGATGGGACTACCACATCGAGAACGACGAGATAGTGGTAAGGATCTGTCCCCTGTGTAGCGATGCTAAGTCACGATTCAGCATCAATCGTAGAATGGGCCTATGGCAATGCTTCAAGTGCGGTGAGAGAGGCAATGTTCTCACACTTAAGCGCCATTGTGGTGACATAGAACCACCTTCAGCAGTTGCTGAGGCTTGGGGCGACGACATCTCATACGATGTGGTGTCTCCCGAGGAACTGCAACTAAACGCTATCCAACTGTCGAATGACATATCCGCCAAGCAGTGGCTATATGCCCGAATGTTAGGCGAGGATGCCATTAGTGCATTCAGATTGGGAGTGGCGTATAAGGAGGAAGGAAGATTCCTTACCCTTCCCTATTTCAGTGACGGCGTATGCGTCAACATCAAGTACAGGTCCCTCCCACCTGCTGAGAAGGCCTTCCAGATAAAGGCCAAACACGAGAAGCCTCTCTTCAATAGGGATGCTCTGAAAGCTCCCGGACTGAAGTCAGTCATAGTGGTCGAGGGCGAGATAGACTGCATCTCGGGCGTGATGATGGGCTATCCCAACATGGTCAGTCTACCTCAAGGGGCAGACAACTTCTCGCCAGAGCACTGGGATGACCTAATTGGCTTCGAACGCGTGTACTTCATATTGGACCCCGATGCCGCAGGTCGAGCTGGAGTGAAGAAGATCTCCACGCGTTTGGGAGAAGAGCGCTGTTACGATGTGCGCATTCCTAACGGAATGGACATCAATGAGCTCCTAGTCAAGTTCGGATATGAAGACGCCAAGAAGAAACTCGACGCCTGCATCTCTGAAGCAAAACAGTGTGGCAAGGGTGAAGTAGCCTCCGTGATGACTGCGCTGACGGAACTGGAGAACCACATTACCAGTTTCGGATCTGTAGAGACTGGATACGCTTCTCCTTGGGCGTCTGTCAATCACGTGATCGGCATGATATCTCCAGGGGAAGTGATGCTGCTCCAAGCCATTCCCAAAACTGGTAAGACCACCCTAGCTCAGCAGTGGCTGGCATGGTTAGCACAGGTCCACCGCGTTCCAACTATGATGTACTGTCTGGAAATGCCCCTGTGGCGTTTGGCACAGTCACTAGTCGCGGGTGCAACACTCTCCAGTAGGTCCGATATCACTTCACTCGAAGTGAAGATGACCAAACTGAAGTTTCGAGAAGTGCCCTTCTTCTACGGTGCAGTACCTAAGGAGTGGACGTTCGAGCACATAAAGGAAGTGATCGTATACAGTGCTAAACGTCACGGTGTGAAACTAGTGTGTTTCGACAACCTGCAGCTGCTGTGTCGAAGTGTTGAAAACACCTTCCAGGAGCAAGCACACGTCTCCAGGGGCTTCAAGGAATTGGCTATGGACTTGGACATAGCTATTCTGCTAGTAGTCCAACCTAGAAAGATGGATCCACGTTCATCTCCAGGTATGTATGATCCTAGTGGGTCAGGCTCCATCATCGCAGACGCTGACGGCATGCTATCGCTTTGGCGTAAGCCCTCACATAGCTCGGACGAGACTATCACCGAGGAAGACATTGTGACGGAAGAACGTGAGTCTTTCTCACCAGAAGTTCTCATCAGGTGTCCAGCTTCACGCTATCGTGCAGGTGGGCAAGCTGTTCTGTATTTTGACGGTGACCGAGCTACGTTCACTGAGATGGATGAATCTCACGCGTTAGCACCCGTACGGATACGTTCTGAGGAAAGTTCCTAGAAATTCATTTTTTAGAGGTTAAACCCTTGAAATCGGAGGTAAAGTTCATTATAATAGAATGTCGTGGAAGGTAATTTTCAAACTCGAAAGTAGGAGAAAGTGGTGAAGACCGCCGTTAAGTTGACAGACGAGCAGACACAGGAGTCTACGCGTTTGTATCAGGAATATGGAGAGACCATCAGGATTTCAGCAAGTCGAGCTAAGTCCTCTTGGTGTGCGTCTTACGAGTACGATGACCTTCTTCAAGAAGGGTTCATGTGCTTACTATCATGCGCAGGCTTTTTGGACACCCCAGGGAAGTACGACCCTACGCGAGTAGGCCCTAGGGGGAAGGCTACCTTCAAGACGTACTTGATTACGTCACTGTTCAATTGGTATAGGGACATGGGCGCTGCTAGTGCTACGCAAGCCAGGCACGTTACGTTTGTGTCCGAGTATCCAGATCAGCCAATCAGTGACGCTGCTGAAGTACTTGCAGATGAACAGGCAGCTGACATACTGTACACAGAGCTGTGGAGGGTACTGTCGCCAGTAGCGCGCGTCATTCTAGACGTACGATGGTGCAGCTATCCCCAGCGGGTACCATTGACCAAGATCGCACCACTGTTATCAGTGCCGTACGACACAGTACTTCTTGCAAATGCAGAGATTCAGGAAAAACTTTCAGGCTTGCGGTATAATAATGCGAGCAAAGGAGAAACAGGCGTGATTGAGAACGACTGCTTTGGGTTACATCCAAACGGAGCTGCTTCAGAGTGTAATGCCTGTGTTGATTTTGACGCGTGCTCCAAAGTGCGCATAGAAACTGGAGGAACAGTTCCTTCAGGAGTTCCAAGAAGTTTTATGTTGAGGAATACTGCCATGTCTGACGCGCCAGCAACTGCCGCACCAACTGTACCAGCTGAGAAGAAGGTACGCCGAACCATGATGGACGTCGCTTTCGAAAAGCTGATGTCCGGTCCACATTCACGCGAAGAACTCGCACAGAGTATTGCGAACGAGTTTCCAGCCAACAAGGGTACTCGCGCTGCCGATCTGATCGTTGCACTTCGTGCCAAGGGTCACTTGGAAGATCACTCTGCAGTCAAGGAAAATGTTGTTGACGGCGAAGCGACCAAGGAAGTTTCAGTCCGACGTCATTCGCTCAAGGAAGGTGCTGTTGAAGCGCTTATCGCCAGCAACGAACTCATCTGCACTGAAGTTGAAGGCAAGAAGCACTACCACCTCGCTCTGCGAGCTGCTTAGTCCCTACTCGGCGACTGCGATTCTAATCTGAATCACAATCAAGGGCGACTGACTATGTGTCAGTCGCCCTTTTGTCTGCATTATCGAGGATCTTTGGTGCCTCGTGGCGGGTATTTAATGTTGCTCGAATTTCAACCAACTGTATACGTTGGTATAAAACGCTTAAAAGTGAGGACACAGTGGTAAAAAGTCCTAGAATCTCCTGCACACGTCGATTCCAGTTCTGTTCGGGGCATCGTGTACACCTGCACGAAAGCAAGTGTAACAACCTACACGGACACAACTATGTCCTACTCGTGGAAGCATACGCTCCAGAATTGGACACCCTGGGCAGAATCATCGATTTCGGTGTAATCAAGGAGAAACTCGGTCGGTGGATCGATGACAATTGGGATCATGGAATGATCCTCTTCCAGAACGATCCTCTGGTGACTGTGTGGACACATGGCGATGCAGTTAATCAGAAGTACTTTGTACTCCCAGACAACCCCACTGCCGAGAACATGGCAAAGTTCCTACTGACGAGTGTGTGTCCACACGTATTCGCAGATTGTGATATCACCATAGTGAAGGTTACACTGTGGGAGACAGAAAACTGCTTCGCGGAAGTCTCTCTATGAAGACCGTCACTGATTGGGCCAACTTGGAAGGGGAAGAAGCCCACGCTGCCTCCACAGGTGGACTGATGACCCTCCGCAAATGGTATGACGAACCTCGTGCCATCATGGACCTGATTTCTGTGTACGTTAGTGAGGGAAGACGAGTAGCAGATTTGGGGTGTGGCGTGGGACGGGTATCACAGCCCCTGAGTACGCGCTTTCACGTCATATCCATAGACCGCAACATCAACATGCCACAAGCGTGTACAACACCATTGGAGGTTCTTCCCTACGGCACTCCCTTCGACGTAACCGCTGTTCTCTCGTGCTACGTAATGCAGCACATTCCCCCTGAGAACTTCCCAGCCCACTTACAACTCCTACAGGAGTCACATTGGGCATACTTGTTCCTCCTAGAGTCGGAAAGTCCAAGTGACTTTCCTAATTTCAATTTCCGCAACTCCTTTGAGTCTTGGGCAACTGCGAATAACGTCACGTTGATCTCTAAACGCGATTGGGAATTCGAACCCCACGTCTCAGTATGTGTTTACAAAAGGTCCAGACATGCCAGCCATATCCCGCTCGAATCCTGAACTCGCACACGTTGATACCGAGGCTCTGTTCCGAGAGTTCATGCAGAGGTGCGGAGCTCCCGTAGAGGATTCACATTTTGTGGATACGCCTAAACGTGTCGCCAAGATGTATCACGAACTGCTTCGGGGGTACAAGGAGCCCGATTTCAACTTCACCACATTTCCACTTGATGAGGGGGCAGAACCTTCACTTGTTGTGACCACGGGGATCACATACTACTCGCTGTGTTCCCATCACATGGTGCCCTTCTTCGGGAAGTGTCACATTGGATACCTGCCCAGTGATAAGTTGTGTGGACTGTCCAAGTTAGCTCGAACAGTGCAACACCTCTCTGCCAAATTGCAAGTTCAAGAGCGCCTCACTGAGGAGATCGCAGACTTGCTTGTGGAGAAGCTGAACCCAGCAGCGGTCGCCGTTGTGATGAGTGGTGAACATCTCTGTATGTCTATGCGGGGAGTTAAGTCTCCAGGGCACAACACCACCACGTCCGCTATGCGGGGTAAGATGCTGTCTGAGACCACCTTGAAGGATGAATTCTTCAAGATTGTTGAGTTGACTTCACGGTAGAATTTAGGTAGCGTCCAACTTATTGGGGTGTGGTATGACCAACGAGCGCGATCCAGGTCCATTCGAAAAGCTTGCAGTTGAAATTGGCCAATTGGTAGATGTCAAGAACGTCCAGTATGGAGAAGCCTTTGCTCTTACTGGGGAGTTCCTACGCTTGCTGTACCCCCAGGGTATGTCAGGTGCCGATTACAATCACGCGTTACTCTTGGCTCGCATGTTTGACAAGATGGTGAGGATCGCTAGCCCCAACCGTAGAGTGGACGAAGAGAATCCGTATTCAGATTTGGCTGGGTATGGCCTATTGGGTCAAGAAATTTGGAACAGGGAGAGAACTGATAATGACGTCTAAAGTCCGAGTGATGCCTTGCGATTCGCGCACACTCAAGGTAGCTGCTGAGTACCCACTGTGTGTACACAGCGTAGTGAACGAGTTCACTGATTTCGATTTCCTCATTGGACTCACTGCCATTCGCGATGTTAAGTATCGCGAAATGTTCGTAGCTGAGCGACCTCCTCACCGGTACCGCGTAGTGGACTCGGGCATTTTCGAGGACCCACAGAATCCGCCTACCAATCGTAAGTTGCTCGACATCGCTACCACGTTGGACGCCGACGAAGTCATTCCAACAGACTTTCTGAACGACATGGAACGCACCATTCACGGGATGGAAACCTTCTTGGAAATGTCTGACGACTTTCCATTTGCGATACAAGGAGTGGTGCAGGGCAAGTCCCTTCGCGAATGGTTGTACTGCTTTCAGTGGATGGAAGAGAATCCACGAGTGGATGTCATCGGAGTCTCCTATTGTGAGATTCCACACGACATGCGCGGCGTGTTGACCGACTTTGGAATTGGTGATGAATCCGAGACAGCCCGTTTGGCTCTGATCAATCTACTCTCGGGTGGATTGGGAGTTTCAGCAGATCTCAGTCTGACAGGGGACGCACGTTTCGAGTTCATACACCGCGGGCCATTGAAGAAGCCTATCCACCTGCTGGGACTGCGATCGCCCAAGGCCATCCCTCACTACAGAATCCATCCCCTGATCAGAAGCATCGACACCTCCTTCGCAGTGCAATTGGGAGTCGAGGGAAGGCCTCTGCATATGGGCTCTGTCAAGCCTCACTTCAAGATGAACTTTGGAGGCGAACTGGTGAGGGCAGAACGCGCCCTGATCGCTAACAACGTATGTAGGTTCTTGGAACTGTGCAGAGGTGTTGAGAACTCCATGTCATGGGAGTCATTGGACAGACTGTCATCTCTCAAGGAAGCGTAATCTGTGCTTACTCAAAATACCTTCTCCGCCCGGGGTTGGAGTTATAGACTGGAAGATGGTACTGTTATCATCGACCTGGCTGGTGGTAACGCTGGTGAGATTTCTCTAGGTCATAACTGGCCTGGAGCTCTCGTATCTGAAGCTCCCATTCACTGTGGTCCACTTGGACACAGGCATGTCGAACGTTTACAAGGAGCCATGTGTGATCTGTATCCACAGATGAACACTTGGCGTTTCACACATTCACGCACCGAAGCAGTCGAAATGGCTCTTCGGTGCGTTTTTGCTTTCCGCGAACAACTTGTGGGAGCACTAGCGCGTCGCGTGATCTATGTGGACGATGGGGAGCATGGGGGGAGTATTACTACTGAGCAGTTCTCAGAACCAAACGCCCATTTCAGAGCACCATTCCAAACCTGCCCCCTATCTCCGGATATATTAACTGGGGATATAGTACCCGACATCTTACTCAGAGAGTACGATGCGATCATCTATGAGCCGGTGCAGAGACGCACGGGACTTGCCCTTGGTTACGAAGTGATGGAACGTATCAAGTCCCTGTCGGAACAGATCGGGGCATTTGTCATCGTAGATGAGAGTGCCACGTCATTTGCACGATGCGGGATCACAGGCTTCATTTCAGGGGCCCACCACCACGCGGATATCGTGATAGCGTCAGAGTCACTAGGCCAGGGCCTCCCACTATGTGCCCTAGGCCATGCGTCAGGGTATGAAGACTGCTACAAACCACCGCGCGGGTGGCCTTCGATCAGTCCAAGGGCAGCTCAGGTAGGTCTCAATGTGATTGAAACCATCAAGCAGGGGCACGGTAGTGAGTTGTGCCTAGCTCAACGCTCCTACAATATGGGAATGTTGGTCATTGAGACATTCAAGGATTGGAATGTACGCGTCACTGGAAGTATGATACACATCCACGTAGGAGATGCCACCAGGGCAGCTCTGGAGTTGCGCAAGGCGGGCATCCTTGTGAATCACTTTGGTCCTTGGATCATACTCACTCCACACTTGATCATGTCCCTTGTAGACTTTGGGCACACCCTTACTAAGATGTTGGAGGTACTAGATGGCTAGTGAATGGGATCCGGTGACAGTTTGGCATACAGGAGAAGATGCAGAAGTGGCTACACTTACTGTGTTGATCCCACTCAATACACACGGCCTAGGGGAAGATGCACTAGGCATGGTGGCATTACGTACACCATCATCAATTCCCCTACTCGACATGTACGGTGTGAGTTGTGGGAGCGTTCGTGACGTCAAGTACTCAAAAGATCGCGGTGCTGTAATCGGTACAATATACACGGGCAAGAAGTTTAGTGATGACAACGTTAACGTAGAGTTGTCCACTGACTTGCAACGTGTAATGAAGGTCATTTTGGGAGTCTAGGTATGACGTGTACCGCGTGTGAATTTCACACTTCGTCTATGTTGTTGAATTGCATGGAGGGCGTTGGACCTGCTCCATGTGATATTCTCTTTGTGGGTCCACCACCTGGAGCTGCCGAGGAGAATCATGGATTCCCCTTAGCGGGTGAAGCTGGTTTTCTCTTCAATGACCTATTGGCCGAAGCTGGGTTGACACGTGCTCAGGTTCGTGTTACCAGCTCCATTCGATGTCGACCATTACCCAATAAGACGATCGGAGTAAAACACCACAAGGCGTGTAGGCCTCATCTGATTGACGAAGTCGTTCTGGTCCGACCCAAGATCATAGTTGTTATGGGTGCTGACGCTCTTCAGGGGGTCATGAGTACCACTGGCATCACAGACATGCGGGGAAGATTCTTCCCCATCACTGAAATTGACGGTCACGTTCTTCCCCAACCAGTCACAGTCTACTGTATGAGTTCTCCCTCTACAGTGTTCCGACGTTGGGAGGACTATCCCATCATCCTAGAGGACTTCCGCAAGTTGGGAAGGATGATTCGCGAGGGTTGGTCAGAAGAGAAGTTGGGCGACTACCGGGTGATAACTAACCTGGCAGATCTGAGGTCCATGGTAGATTACCTACTCACTCAACCTCGAGTGGGTTTCGACTTGGAAACTACCTCGTACAACTTCTGGGACTTCAATTTGGTTCCAGATTGGAACATCTTGTGCGCTTCGTTCAGTGCGTATCCAGGTACGGGCTTTGTTGTTCCCTTCTTGGGACATAAAGCGCGTAGAATTTGGACCGAGGAAGAGTTCGTTCAGGTCAAGGCCATCCTGCAAGAGTTCTGGAACAGTGTTACACCCAAGTGGGCACAGAACGGCATCTTCGACATCAACTTCATCAGGTCCAACGGTTGGGAGTTCAATCTGGACTCGTTCACCTTCGACACGATGCTCTGCCATCACACCCTCCAGGAAAATACTCCCCATGGGTTGGACTTCCTACTGGGCGTGTACACGAATATGCCTCTCTACTCTCACGCACTGAAAGAGTGGAAGGCAAACAACAAACTCACCACGTACGCTGACTTTCCAGAGGAGATGTTGTGGACGTATTCTGGAGCCGATGCCGACGCACTGATTCGCGTAGGGGACGCGCTATCAGCACAGCTCGATTACGAGTATACTGATCACTTCCACGAGGGAGTCTGGGAACCTATCCCACTACGACAGTTCTTCGAACAGATCGTTATGCCCTTGAATAGGGCGCTGGTGGATATGGAGTACCGGGGTATAGTGTTGGACGCTACCCTCTTGGAGGAGTTGCAAGCCACTGAACGCGTTCGAGAGGCTACCCACACTCAGGAGGTATGGAGGTTAGTCGGACGGGAGATCAACCTACAGTCTCCAGCACAACTCGTTCAAGCGTTCTTCAATCCGCCTACGCCACCTTCCACTCCAGGATGGGACGGCAAGGGGATCGATGGAAAGGCTTACGTCCCAGGTTTGGGCCTACCTGTGAACAAGCGTACAGCATCTGGAGCACCTTCGACCGACGTGGAGGTCCTCGCTGCTCTGTGGAAAGCTACCTCACATCCAGTGGTGGGGGCTATGATGGAGATACGAAAGAGCCAGAAGAAGATCAGTACGTACCTCGCTGGAAAAGATGGCGAGGGTGGCATGATCAAGTTCTGGGTAGAACGTACTGGGAGAGTGTATCCATCCTACAAGCAGCATACTGTTGTTACGGGTAGGTTGTCCACATCAGAACCTGCGATTCACAACATTCCCGATCCTGACAAGGACCCCGAGTACGCACAGCTGCGACTCCTCTTCACAGTACCAGAGGGTTGGTGGCTACTTCAAGCGGACTATAGCCAGTTGGAACTTCGCGTGGTGGCCTCAGTCTGTCAAGAAGAGGTCATGCTTGAAGCGTTCAGAACGGGACGTGACATTCACAGGCTGGTAGCTGGTGAAGCCTTCGGAGTGGGATACGACGAGGTTTCGGATCAACAGAGAAGGGCAGCTAAGGCGATCAACTTCGGTATCGTGTACGGTATCAGTGCATACGGTCTCGCTGAAGAAATTCAGGTCTCCCAGGCTCAGGCACAGGAGTTCATCAACAAGTACTTCGCACGCTTTAAGGGACTGAAGCGCTACTTCGATGCTAAACATGGAGACTTACGCGAGAAGGGTGAAGTCAGCAACAACTTCGGACGGAAGAGACGCTTGTACGGATACCAGTTCTTCGACCCTTCACGCATGAAGCGCTACTCGGGTGGGAATGATAGCTTCGTATGGCAGTGTAAGTTCCAACGCGAAGAAATGGAGAGACAGGCTGTGAACTTTGGCGTTCAGAGTTCCGGTTCTGACCTTCTATCCGCTGCCACTGCAGAGGTGCACCAGCGGTACAAGTCTCAGAAGATGCTCTCTGGACTAGTCATTACACACCATGACGCCCTGTACGTTGAGACTCCCGCGACTGAAGTTCTCGAAGCCGCGTGGATCATGCATAGCTGTATGGAACGTGCTTATCCACAATTGGGTAACGTCTCCTTCCCAGTAGATCTGAAAGTCGGGAAGCGTTGGGAAGAAGTCGACAAGACTATGACTGCCACAGTGTACGAGTATATCGCCAAGAAGAAAGCTGAGAGATGATTCGCTCATTCATAAAGGTAGTGCCTAAGGGATGGGGACGCGAAGAGTGGGTCTCCAATTCCGCTCTGTATTGTGGTAAACTACTCACAGTGCTTCCTAGCAAGAGGTGTAGTCTCCACTACCATGAACAGAAGACCGAGACCTTTCACGTCCTAAAGGGGCAGATCAAGATGGAGCTCGAGGGAGAGGTACGGTTCATGACCCCTGGTATGACCGTGGATATTTTCCCATACCAGAAGCACAGGTTTACGGGAGTTGAGGAAGTCAATGTCATTCTCGAAGTGAGCACTCAACACTTCGAGGCAGACTCTATTCGAGTGGAAGTGGGAGATCAGCTATGATGGAGTTTGTGTCCCAGGAGACCAAATTCATCGGAGTGGAAGAGTTCTCGCGCATTTTGAAATTGCGTCGAGATAATCCACACAGGGGTACTGGTGGTAGCATCTGGTTCACTTCTGGGTGCTTTGACCTCTTTCATCCAGGCCATCTGTCCTTTCTAACACGTGCAGGAAGGGCAGCTCATACAGAGGGAGCCCTCCTCGTCGTGGCTGTGAATTCAGACGTATCCATCCGCTCATACAAGAAGCGTGAACCAATTTGGGACACCTACGCACGTAAGTTGATGGTGGCTAACGTTTCTGAAGTGGACTACATTCTACAGTTTGACGAGCCTCATCCCGAGCATCTGGTACACCTACTGCAGCCCCAGGTAGTGGTACACGGACATAGCGAAGAACGTCCAGCGTTTAAGTGTTCCAAGGAAGACCAGATACACGGAGTTCAGATAGTGCGTCTGAATCTTCTGGGGACATGGTCCACTACCGATATTATCAAGGCTTCCCACCAACGTCCCATTCATAAGGAGGTACCATGAACGAGTTACACATCAATGAGGTTTACCCATCTTTACAAGGGGAGGGTATCCGTGCAGGATATCCCACCATCTTTGTTCGCACTCAGGGATGTTCCTTGAGATGTGTTTGGTGCGACACCCCCTACGGTTTGCCCTTTGGCAAGGCTGCGTCTGAAGTCCAAGAGGGCGAATACGTCTCTGTGGACGACGTCGTGAGCACTGTAAAGGGGTTCGGGGCTACCTATAACGACGTGTGCATCACTGGTGGAGATCCCCTCCAACAGAATCCAGAACACATGTTGGCCCTCATTCTGAAGCTGGTAGAAGCCAGTTACTACATAGTGATCGAGACCGGCGGACACATGCCTACGTACACTCTCATTGATGAGCTCGGAGCCAACGGGGTTGGAGAGCGCGTGAGCATTTGTGTGGACTACAAGTTGACCAAGAGTGGTATGACCAAGAAGATGAAGCAAGCTGCTTTCACCTTCTTGCGCAAACGTGACACTATCAAGTATGTAGTGTCAGACATGGAAGACTGGGAACAAGCCGTAGAACACTTGGCATCCCAGCGTCTGATATCTTGTGAAGCAACTGCACTCTTCAGTCCCGTGTGGGAAGGTCAGTTGGGAGTTAAGGGACTCGCGGGCGCGATACTCAGTAGTGACCCCTCACTGGCCCCTCTACAGTTATCCCTCCAGTTGCACAAGATCATTTGGGAACCCGCAGCACGTAAGAAGTAGCACCTTTTCACATCTGATATGGAGTTTGGAATGTCGTTATTCAGTGGCCTAACAGTGTCCCCCAGTCTGAATCCCCTAGACAGTGTGAAATGGGTCAGACGCGATGTACGTATCATCGATCCATCTGGTCAGGTGGTGTTTGAACAGCTGGGAGTGGAAGTTCCTGAGTTTTGGGATGAGTTGTCAGTTCGTGTGGCAGTACACAAGTACTTCTATGGGAATCTGGGTACACCCGAACGTGAAACGTCCATCCGTCAGTTGATCGAACGTGTCGCCCGACGTATCTCCGATTGGGGATTCCATCAGGGATACTTCATCACTGTGGATGAGCGCGAGAACTTCTACTCCGACCTCTCGTACATCCTGATCACGCAGAAGGCAGCGTTCAACTCACCAGTATGGTTCAATGTGGGAACGCCTGACCCAGAACAGCAGTGTTCAGCGTGCTTCATTTCGTCAGTGGAAGATACTCTGGAGTCAATCGAGGGTCTCTTCACCACCGAGATGGAAGTGTTCCGTCGAGGATCTGGTAATGGTGTGAACATGTCACACATACGAGGTTCAGCAGAGCAATTGGGAAAGGGTGGACAAGCTTCCGGACCCATCCCATTCATGAAGGCTCTGGACTTTGCCTGTGGAGCTATGAAGTCAGGCGGGAGGGCACGTCGAGGTGCACTGATGCGTATTCTGGATATCGACCATCCAGACATCATCGACTTCATAGGGCTGAAGGAGCATGCTGAAAAGGTTGCCCACACGCTCATCGAGGCAGGCTTCAGTTCTGATTGGGACACAGGCATCTACAAAGATGTTCCATGGCAGAACGCCAATAACTCAGTACGCATCCCAGATGCCTTCATGGACGCAGTCGCTGATGGGGAGGATTGGGCACTGATTGGACGTAAGTCTGGTCAGGAGGTGATGCGTCTGGACGCACGCGAACTTATGAAACGCTTGGCTGGTAGTGCTTGGACTAACGGCTGTCCGGGAGTGCAGTTCCATGACATCATCAACGAGTGGCATACGTGTCCAGAGGATGGTGAAATTCGTGGATCCAATCCGTGCTCTGAATACATGTTTTTGGACGATACGAGTTGCAACCTGTCCAGCATCAATCTCGTAACGCTGCTTCATAGGCAGGGGGAGAAGCTTGTATTCGACTACAAGATGTTCGAACGCGTGATCCGCATTATGATCACTGCCATGGACATCGTAATCGATGAAGCTCACTATCCTAACGAGCGTCTGACGATTCAAACTCGAAAGTTCAGAACTCTGGGATTGGGATATGCTAATTTGGGAGCGCTGTTGATGCGTTCTGGAATAGCGTACGATTCCGACAGTGGACGTGACACAGCCGCTGCTATCACAGCGTACATGCAGGCTGTTGCCTACCATCAGTCATCGGAGGTGGCAGCTGCTATGGGAGCATTCGATCGCTACGCTGCCAATGCTCAACATGTGCGTAAGGTCATAGCCATGCACTGTAGTGCTTTGGACAAAGTGGGTAATCGCACGGGTGAATATGGACTCATGCTGTTGGAAGCTGAGCGACTGTTCAACGCCACATACGACAAACCAGTGAGAAATGCACAGGTGACTGTGTTGGCACCAACTGGGACCATTGGTCTCTTTATGGGATGTGATACTACCGGGGTCGAACCCGATCTGGCTTTGGTCAAGTACAAACAGATACACGGTACGAAGGGATCGGTGGAGAAGATCGTCAATCAGTCCGTGGAGCCTGCGTTGATACACTTGGGTTACTCCCTGAGAGAGATTGACGAGATCCAAGAGTACATCTTGCAGCACGGTAACATTGCCAAGTGCGAAGCTGTCGCTGAGAGTCACAAAGCAGTATTCGATACTGCCTTAGGTGCTGAGAGGACAATCAGCTGGAAGGGTCACGTACTGATGATGGCAGCAGTGCAGCCCTTCCTCTCTGGCGCTATCAGTAAGACTATCAACATGCCAAATTCTTCCACAGTGGACGACGTCCAGGGAGCTTACGAACTAGCTCACTCTCTGGGACTGAAGTCGATGGCTATCTACAGAGATGGTTCCAAGGGCAGTCAGCCCGTAAATACTTCCGACAAGACGGCCACGGCGACTACATCTACCAGCACACCACTGCGCAAGAAGCTTCCACAAGTATGCAAGGGCGACAGGGTGAAGTTCGCACTGGCGGGCATCGAGGTGTACATCCACACGGGGTGTTTCGAAGATGGTACATTGGGAGAACTGTTCATCACAGCTTCCAAGTCGGGTTCAACACTTCAGGGACTACTGAATAGTACCGCCATAGGTATCTCGGTGGGCCTACAGTACGGAGTGCCTCTATCCACATACGTGGAGCTGCTCCGACATCAGAAGTTCGAACCCGCTGGCCCAGTCAAGCTGCCCGGTTTGGAACGTACTCACTTTTACTCAAGCATCCTTGACTGCATCGCACACTGGCTCGAGGTAACTTATCTGAAGATTCCCGTAGAATCTACAAGTTCAGACAATCCATTTTGTTCTGATTGTGGAACCCTGATGGTACGTAGTGGTACGTGCTTCAAGTGTGGTCAGTGTGGAACTACCACGGGATGTTCTTGAGGAGTGAGTTGTGAAAATTGGCGAAACAGAGTACGTAGCGACACTTACAGTATCCAAGAGCCCTGACATCCTCAAGGGGGTGAAATTGGCCAAGAACGAGAAGGAAGCGTACTATGTGGTGAGGTACTCTGCACCAGTTGCAGCGCGCCTTGCCCTCGCCAATATCACTCCCTACTCTTGCACGTGTCAGGACTTTGTCATGCGGCGCATGTACGCAGAGGGAGCTGCAGGTAACTGCAAGCACATCACTGCCTGTCTTCCAATGCTCGCGGATTCCTAACCATGAAGTTGTTTGACGTTTCGCGCATCAATCTAAAGTCCTTGGAGAGTAGGTCTTCGTTCCTACACCTCAAGGACTTGATTGAGCCTGGATACGACCCAGGTTGGAGTCACCCCGACCTACCCCCACTTGTCAGTGCCTTGAAAAAGGCTCGCAAGGAGCTGCGTCCCAGGATCTTCTTTCTGGGTGGGCACGTTATCAAGAGTGGTTGCTCCAAGATCATCATGGAGATGTTGGGCCAGGGATGGATAACTCACCTAGCGTGTAACGGTTCCGTCATGATACATGACTACGAATTGAGCAGCGTCGGTGAGACTAGCGAGGACGTCCAGAAACACATCTCTGCAGGGCAGTTTGGACTGTGGCACGAAACGAGTGTCTTGAACGACATCATAAACGCTACACCTGAGTTGGGCATAGCTGCTTCAGTGGGGATGCACAACTGCGCTCACGGTAATGGGTATAGTGTTCTGGGAGAGGCTTATAGGTGGAACGTACCATGCAGTGTTCATCCACTCATAGGTGCAGACATCATACACGCCTGTCCCAACTTTTCAGGGAAGCATACTGGAACTGCATCTCACCATGACTTTCTAGGTTTTGTGGAATCAGTGTCGCATCTTGAAGGTGGAGTGTTCGTCAATGTAGGGTGTGCAGTGCATGGTCCTGAGCTCTACCTGAAGGCATTGTCCATGTCCAGGAACGTCGATCCCGATAGGCTTCCCAAGGTGTTCACAACTGCGGTTTTCGACATAGTGAACCTACCGTCGGACTGGAGAACTCGTGTTCCATCTTGGTCTGATCCACTTGCCTATTTCCGTCCTTGGAAGACCATCCTGATACGGACAGTAAACGACGGGGGGGAGTCTTTCTACGTAGAGGGTACCCACAACCTTACGATTCCAACACTTTTCAATGCTTTACAAAATACCGCACCCTCTATTACGGTATAATAACTGGGGAGAATAGATGGAGTCACAGGCATTTCAAACAGAATTGGTCGTCCGGACGCCGTTGATCAACGAGCATCTGGAGACTCAAGCAGGCAGATATGCGTATTGGGCATCTCTCTCAGCTGAAGCGTCACGCAACGCGCGGAATGCCAAGCTGCACGCTGAGGTAGTCGAAGCACAGGTCACTAGGGAAGCCAAGTCTCAGCTGGAGCAGCTGGGGGAGTCGCCTAGTGAGTGGAAGGTGATGGCAATGATGAAAGGAGATCCAAGAAGGATTGCAGCTTGGGAGCATTACAACGAGCAGCAATATCAGGCCGATGTCCTATTCGCTGCAAAGGACGGGTTTGCACAACGTAAGGACCTGTTGGTTACCATTGCCGCAAATCTACGCGGTGAAATGGGAGGGCAGGTACGAGTCAGTAAGCAGCCTCAGCGTATGAGGTATTCAGAACCAGAGGTGGAAGAGGAAGACGTCACCCCGGCAGTGCAAACTCCCGTGCGGACTTCGAACGTTCCAACTCCTGAGTCTGAACCATTTCCAGGAGAGAGACTGGGCGGGCTCTCAGAACGGTTTCGCCAAATGTACCCACAGTAACTTTACACTTTCACAAAAGAGAATTGCACATGTCCGAACCAAATCAAGCTTCAGTATTCGCTTCAGCTCTGGCTACCTTGAAAGAGGGACCAGAATTTCAACTAGGGCCAGGGCCGAACCCACTTCGAATTCTGCCCGTCATGAAGCTCGACGGTACCAAGCGTACCGAGTTTTGGGAAACTATTGTCGTACACTGGAACGTGGGCCCTAATAGGAGACTCGTCCGATGCCTGAGGGCAGAAGGACAGCCATGTTACGTTTGTGAGTACGCGAAGCAACTCGAGGCCGCGGGACACAAGCAACCAGCTTCACAACTGTCAGCTTCCAACCGTTTCCTGATGGGAATCATTCCTCTGAACTCAGCCAAGCCCGAACCCAAGGTGACTGCAGTGGGCCCTCAGATTCTGGAAGGGATTCTCACAGTGGCTATGGATCCAAGTTGGGGAGATCCAGCGGATGCTGTTCAGGGTTATCCTGTCACTGTGACCAAGTCGGGTCAGGGATTGGGAACCAAGTACACCACCCAGCCAGGCAGGGAACGCATGCCAGCGAAGGAAGATTGGCTTGCCAACCTTCCGAACCTCAAGGAGCACTATCGACTCTACTCCTACCAGGAGCAGCAGATGATCGTCGCAGGTCAGGATCCTTCACAGGTGGGCGGTGGCGCTCCTGGAATGGTACCTGTACCAGGAATGGGTGGAGCTCCTGCTTACGGAGGCTACGTGTCACCACCACCGATGGGTGGAACTATGGCACTTCCGTCAGCTCCCACCCCACTGAGTGTTCCAACTGTGGGGGCAGCTCCCCCTCCGATGTTGGGGACTTCCTCAGTCGCTGCACCTATGGCTCCACCTACCGCACCTAACCCTGCGGCTTCGGGGTCTCCAAACAGTACCACGGTTGTGACCGGAGGGGAGGACCCTAAGGTCGCTGAGGTCGAAACACCCCCATTTGCTGACGCTCCTCCATCAGCATAATTGATTCGACCTGTGGCACTCAAGCATCGCACGCTCTAGGATGGAGCGTGCGATTTTTCATCGTTTATTTCCTACAGTTCTTGCCGTTGAGGTAAAATACTCGTGGTTCAGAGTTTTCCTTAACAAAGTGGAGGAGCATATGCAGCCCAATCAGATTTTTGGTGTGGAAGAGGGTTATTCACTCATCGAGCAGCAGCTACCCGAGGTAGTGAGGGTGCAGGCCAAGGACATCCAACTTCAGGCCGTGGACAAGACTGTGATGACACTCAACCTACCATCAGGGCAGTGTAAACTTGGATGGGCCGAGGGGGCCACATTCAAAACCCTTACAGGAGTTGACGCTACTATGATGGGGCGGTTGACGCCTATTACTCGACAGACTTGTTTCGATGAGTTGTTGGGTAACGTTTCCGATCCGGTGGTTATGAAGATCCGCGATGGGAACATCTTGGCGGTTGCTCCTCATACCAAGGAGTACCCAGACTACAGGACTATGTTGAGACGCTTGGTGGACAGGGTCAAACCTCGAGGGATCTCCAACGTATCCATCAAGGGTGACACAATTGGGTTTGGTCTTGTTACCGAGAGGCACCAAACACCTCCGTCACGAGTGGACGACATCGTTCATGAGGGCATCTACTGTTCCTTCAATGGCGAAGTAAGGGCTCAACCCTACAACATGCGTTTGGCCTGTACCAACGGTATGTTGAGTATGAAGATGGACACTGCCACTGTGATTCGCGATAACACTTTCGAATCACTAGTAGCGCAGCTTCTACAACGTGCGACCAGCTTCACGTCTGAGTTCACACATCTCGCTACCAAGGCACTTCCTCAGGGCGGAGCTATGGTAGGACGTCTGAGTCGTATGAAACTGCTCAACTCCCAACAGGTAACCCGTGTGACGGAAAGCCTGCAGGGTTTGGGGGATGAGGCTACAGAGTACGACCTCATCAATCTCATCACTGGATTCCAACACCTTCGCGAGAACGACCTGTCGTGGTTGGTCGCGGGTGGAACATCAGTGAGCTTCCTACACTCCGACCACTGCAGTCACTGTGGTTCAATGGAGTAGTTAACATCTGGGAGATGTGGCTGCGTCGCGAGTGCCTCCCACCTCCGACTGCGGCCCATCTCCCTTTTGGAGTTTCCATGTCTGAACTAGATAACATGCTAAAGAGTCTGACCAAACAATTCGGTCAGGGTTCGGCCTTCCGTATGGATACGTTACCTGCAACTGGTGTGTCGGGTTGGACCTCAACAGGGTGTCCAAAGATCAACGCACTGATAGGACGTGATGGCATACCAGATGGTAGAGTCACCTCCATCATAGGTCCTCCATCCGCATCCAAGACAACATTCGTTACTCACATCATGTCACAGATGCAGAGACGTGGTGGTAACGTCTTCTATTGGAACACTGAATGTTCGTACGACCCTGAGAGGGCAGTGCGAATTGGTCTGGACCTCAACAAGGTGGCAGTTTCTCAACCCGGAACCTGTGAAGAGGCTTTCGAGATGTTGGGACATATCTGTCAGAACGTTACTGGGAACGTACCCACGTTAGTGGCCTGGGACACCTTCAGTGCTACCCCAACCCTGGAGGAGGTGTACGGTACTGGTGAGGAGGGGAAGAAGCGAGAGAAGAAGGATGAGATGATTGACGAGGTCTCCCTAGGGGGTAAGGGTCTCGGCGCCCACGCTCGTATTGTGTCCCAGCAGATGAGAAAGCTACAGGGACGTATGGAGAGTAAGAACGTGACCCTCGTAGTGGTGCTCCAGTCCAAGGAGAAGATCGACCTCACTTGGGGATCGGGCGTCACGTACCTAGCTGAGAAGCCCTGGTACTTCTACTCGAACGTGCAGTTTGAATGTAAGCGGGTTGGGTACGTCAAGTCAGGGGAGGTTACTACAGGTATCCGTGTGTCGGTGTCGTGTAGGAAGAATAAGGTGGGACCTCCCTTCAAAGTAGCAACTGTCGATTGCCTCTTCTCCACCGGATATGATATTTCAGGCATGGATCTTGAACAGGCTACGAAGAACGGTATAATTAGTGTACTAGGAGGAGGTTGGTTCACATACGCTGCACCTACGGGAGTAGTGAAGTTCACTCGTGAACCACAAGCCAACTCACAGTTGTGTTGGAAGGAGCTGTTGGAGAAGTATCCACAGATCAATGACGCCTTAAGGGGAGTGACTGAGAATGCTAGTGTTATCACGGAAGAAGAATGAGTCCATCGTCATCGGCGATAACGTCACTGTGACTGTTATCGAAATCCGAGGAGACAAGGTACGTTTGGGCATTGAAGCTCCACGAGACGTTTCAGTGCACCGCACAGAAATCGCAGACGCCATTAGACGCAATTCCGAACAACCAGGTGGAGACACTGTTTGAAACATCTCATCTTTGGCGATACTCACATACACGAGTTTAGCCAGTTCGCATCGGGTGAAGGAGAGAGTAACTCTCGCGTTTTGCGTTCACTAGCCGTGATCGATGAAATGCGGGAGTTCTGTCTCACTCACGGAATCTCTTCAGCCATCCATTTGGGGGACATCTTTCACAGTAGAATCGCTGCCCGATACGAGTGCTTCAATCCCACTTTCAGGGCCTTCCAGAAGTTTCGTGAGTGTGGGATCACTATCGACTTCATTGTGGGTAACCACGATCAAGTGCGTAAGAATGGTGCCCTAACCACTATCGACATCTTCACGGAGATAGGTAGTGTGTACAAGGGACCCACACACTTGACAGCGTTGGGTGCATGGGCAGTACCCTACACTCACGACTTCGCTCTGTTGAGGACATGGCTGGACGCTATACCTAGCGAACACACTGTCCTAGCTCACATAGACGTCATAGGGGCGGAAGCAGGCGCAGGTTGGGCGTGTGAGTGGGGTATCGAGCTGTCAGTTCTTTCCAGGTTCAAGTTGGTCTTGATGGGACATTACCACAAGCGTCAACAGCTCTTGCCACATGTGCACTACATAGGATGTGCCACTCCCCAGGATTTCACTGAGTTGGGGTCGCCTGGTAGGTTTGTGGTATGGGACGATAGTACCGGGGAAGTGAACCATCACACCAACTCAGCAGCACGGTTCATATCCTGGACTCCGGGTCAAGAGACCGAAACATTACAGGGGGCCTATGTACGGGTGGAAGCATCTCCTTCACCATTATTGGATGATGAGATGAGTAGGAGTGGCGCACTAGGTTGGAACTACAATCCAGCCAAGATAGTGAGGACCGTTCTACAGAGGGACGCTGGTATCTCTTTGGAAACGGATATGAAGCAAGTCATCTCTTCGTACGCTGCCGTGCACGCTGGTACCCTGCCTGTGGACAACCTAGTGGCAGTAGGTAGAACTCTTTTTGAAAGTTGAGTCCTTGCACGTGTTGTTTGGGGTATAATATCGCATGAAAGGAGAATTTTGTGAAAAAGCTCAGAGTACTGCGAAACCGAACTATACGTGACTGGAGTCCCGAGCAGAAGGTCATTCAGAGTAGAAAGCGCCGTGGTTTCACAGAGACCTCACGCATTACTCCCGAGGGCATACTGCACTACGAGTTGGTGTTCCATTTCGTGGAGGCATATAGGTACCAACACGTTCTAGCCTACGAGGCTATGTTGAACTGGACTACTCTCTCCGAGTGGATAACTCGACATAGGCTTGGTGGAGTTCGTACGGGAGAGGAGATTTACGTCTCCCCAGGAATGAGCGTAGTAGTGTTGGACAAGGACTTGACCAACACTACGCCAACTAACCTACACTGTTTTCTCACCAAGGCAGAACGTATGAGTTGGCAATTCAAATTTCATGTCCTCAAGGACAATGTGGAAAAAGTGCGTGAGGCTTCTAAGATCTACACAGACATCAGACGCGGACAATTGCAGCGTTTAGGTTCTACCGTTCTTTCACAGGAGTGTAACAGTGTCAATGTCACTGGCTGAATGTGCCCAACAGATAACCCCTTATGGAGATGGCAGCGACGTGACCTGCCTGTTGCTAGGTCTCACGGGAGAACTTGGCGAAGCTCTCGAGGAGATGAATCCCGTCAAGGAGCCTTTGCAACTCGAAAGTGAGTTGTGCGATATTCTGGTGTACCTGTTCCTGTATCACAACGTCACGGGCGTTCCCTTCATCGCTCCTTCAATGACGCTGGACGATCTGGCACATGGAGCAAATGAATATGCCCCTGAGGGTGACTTGACTTACGCGCTCTGCTCCCCCATACTGAAACTAGCCGAATACGAGAAGAAAGTCAACAGAGGCTCCTTCCTCAGAAGTGACCTCGTGGTGGGCGGACTGTCTTCGTACATCATGATGGCAGTATTTCGAGTAGCGTGTAAGTACGAATTGAACGTTGGTACTCGACTAAGTGAGGTGGTGGAAGCCAATCGCTTGAGACATGTGGCAGGGCACTACGGTAAGGGTGAGACTCGCGATACCAACGTGATACGCGAACACTTCCGCAAGATCGCTACAGGAGAGGACAAGAGGGGCAGCTTCCTAACGGTGTTTGCTCAATCACTGATCAGGGCTGACGGTGGTAACATAGAAGTACTCCTTCCAGCGTGTAAGGTGTTCATGGACAAATACTCTATCCCAAGGACTTAGTTGTGATATTGCACATTTTGGTAGACGGTATGAATTTGGCCTGGAGGACGGGTAGTGTAGTGCCTCCGGGGATGGTCGCTGGAATGGAGTTTGGCTTCATTCGAAGCATCCTGGGACTGGCCCGCGACTATCCCGAGGCGCGAATTCGAATAGTTTGGGACAACTCTTGCCTTTGGCGTCGCGACATCTTCCCTGATTACAAGGGTGTCAAGGAGAGCGATCCCTTCAGGGATGACTTGCTCAAGCGCATAGACGAGTTGCGTACGTTGATGGCCTACATACTGCCCCAGTATGATTCGTCTGGGTGTGAGGCCGATGACGTCATTAGTGCACTCTGTCAGTTGACAGTCCCAGATAACACGATGATCTACAGTCCGGATAAGGACTTCCAACAGCTCGTAGATTTTCGCATCACCATCTTGAATCCCTGTGGGCCCAAGGGTAACGAACTCTTGAATGTGGACAGCGTTGCACAGAAGTGGACTACGTCACATCCTAGAGACTTGCGCTGGATACGAGCTTACACAGGTTGCAGTAGCGATGCCGTTCCCGGATGTGGAGTTCCTTCCAAGCTCCTCGCGTCCCTGTGTTCGGGTATGTGGGTAGAGGATCCCGATCCTGTATCCCAGATGCTAGCAGAGCGCGACTCCATTGAAGCGTCTGCCAAGTCTAAATTGACGCCCGGTTGGAAAAGTCGCCTCCTAGGGTTCCATGACACTGTGGTGAGGAACTACAGGATTATGACGTTGACCCCACCACGGTGTGGATCATTCATCCGGTGTGATTACCAACCAGACTTTGCCAAGTTCTACACGTGGACACAGCAGAAGGGGATGTTTTCACTCACCAAACGTATCGTGGATACCTTCCAGGCTCCCTACTCTGTTACCTCACTTGAAGTGCCTCACATCGAAGTCCCATGGGATTCGCACGACGCGTTAGTCGCTAAAGAGAATACTGCCCTGGGATTGGACGTTATTTAACCCGTTGTACCCCGTTGAAGGCAATAAAGTAGCACGCCCGCTACATAAAGCGTCCGCTATGAAGCTCCGAAAATCCTAACAAAGTACTTGATTTTGCTGTGCATTTCACGTATAATAAACGTTGATGTCAAATTCATGTGCGAATAAGTGGAAACCATGGCGGTAGCCTTTCAAACCGTTAAACATTCACGCGTAGAGCGCGAGTGTTGTGCGTGTGGTAAAAAGATCTCTGTGGGATCCTATTACCACTTTTGGGAGTTTGGCGATAAGCCTCAGTCCAAGTGTCGAGCGTGTGGCCCACCTAAGTTGTCAGAGAGGGAGCCCCATGAGAATAAGCGTAGCGCTTATCAGGCCTTCGAGATTCTCCAAGATGGAGTTCTCATGGCGGGGGATATGTTCATCCTGAGGGCAGCAGTAGAGGGGTGCTTGGATTCGTTACCCAAGATGGGCTCGGTGCAGAATTGGAGTAAGGCTTTGAGGAATCTCACATGGTCTGATGGAAATCTGCGAATAGTTCGCGCACAAGTGATCAAGATTTTAGGGGAGTTTCCAGTATGAGTATCTTCGATCGTAGACCCAAGGGTTCACCAGTGTGGCCAACCTTCAGAGGTGCGTCTCTTCATGAGATGGGAGTACCTCTGGTGGAAGAGAATGGCAAGCTGATAAGGCCCATCGGGGATTGGTGCAACCAAGTGTGTAGCAAGTTGGGATCGTTTCCCGGAATGATCTACACGGGCTTGGGGTACCAATTTGTGAATACCACCCCCAATGGGGGATTGGGGAATGGCTTCAGGAATGACGGGTATCCGACCATTTCGTTTGAGCGTCAGCTGTATCTTCCATCGTTGGAGGGCCCAAAGAAGCCTTTGTACCTGATCGGATGGATCGGTGGATATGAGAAAGGGAGCATTATGCACGTGGCATGGCAGTTCCCCCATAATCAGAAGTTCAGTGTAGAGGCTCAAGAAGCTGGTGCCTTCTTCCACTACGTGCAGGTTGCCGAAGTGATGTATGATTCACGGTCTATGGATTCTGAGGTTGCAAAGTTCATTAAGGGCTAGTCATTAGAAAGTGAAGTAATGTACGATCCCATATTGACGATGATCGACGATGTGAATTCCACTTCGTCCACTACTGCCAAGGTAGCCATTCTGGCTAAGTACAAGAACGACGCTCTGGTAGTGTGGGCGTTGAAAGAGACGTACTCCACACAGATTCGTCATTACGTGACGGGAGCTACCCTACGCAAGAACCTGGAGAAGTTTTCCAAGTTCCCGGACAACATTGGTCACAACCGCACTCTGCCCGAGGTGATGGACCTTCTCAGCAGCAGGAGGATGACTGGACACTCTGCGTTGATACTTCTCACATCGTGGATCACTTCCAATAGGAAGTACGAGGACTTGGTCTATCGCATTCTGGATGGCAACCTGAAGATTCGTATGGACGTCCGATCCATCAACAAGGCCATACCCGACTGTGTACCAACGTTCGACGTACCACTCGCTGAGACATACACTCCAGATCGACAATTGGATCTACGAGAGTGGTACGTGAGTCGTAAGTTGGACGGGGTACGCTGCCTAGCAGTCTTCGATGAGCAGGGGCAGTGCAAGCTCAAGAGTCGTGAAGGTAACGACTTCGAGACCTTGGGTTCACTCCAACGCATGTTGAGTGCAAGGGGTTACACCAATCTAGTTCTTGACGGGGAAGTGTGTATCACCGATCCACAAGGTGGTGAGAGTTTCTCAGCGATACAGAGACAGATTGGAAAGAAGAATCACGACATCGCAGAGGCTGTCTTCCTAGTGTTCGACATGGTTCCATTGTCCATATTCGAATCAGGCGAGGGGGGTATTCCTTACCGGGAACGTCTCAGCAATCTCAAAGACCTGCTAACAACGGCCCCCACCCCTAATTTTAATACTACTACTCGGGTGGATCTCCTACATCAAGAGATTGTCTCGGACGTGGACCACCTGGCCACCTGGATCAACCGCGCGGCTGACAAGAAGTGGGAGGGGTTGATCATACGTAAGGATACACAGTGGGCAGGAAGACGCTCCCTGGACATGCTGAAGGTGAAGACGTTTCCAGATGCCGAGTATGTGGTCCTAGACGTTGAAATGTCCCGAATGCGTATGTTCTTCGACGGAGTGGAGAAGGAAGTCGACGCTCTAGGGGCAGCATGGATCAGGCACAAAGGCACCATGGTTAAGGTGGGTTCAGGATGGAGCCAGCCAGAACGTCTGTTCTACTTCGCAAATCCAGAACAGCTGATCGGACGAGTACTCACGGTGCAGTACTTCGAAGAGACCACCAACATCACAGGTGGACACAGCTTGCGGTTCCCAGTGGTCAAGGCCATCCACGGAGTAGAGAGGACCACATGATAACGTCCCCCCACAGCATTAAGGTGTCCTTCATCAGTCGCTTGGTCGACCGCGAGGATCCCCTCATCTTGGAGATAGGCTGCAACGACGGTGGGGATACTGCAAAGCTCGTGACTGAGTTCCCCTACGGCACTGTGTACGCTTTCGAACCCGATGAGAGACCCCTACGACGGTTCTGTGCAACTTCTCGAGTAGTGCATCTGCACAGGGTAGCCATAGGGGCCTACGATGGTTGGGGTACCCTACATTTGAGTGGAGGCACTTCTCCATATGCACCCCAACTTGATTGGGACCTGTCGTCATCTCTGAGGGCACCTACTGGACACTTAGTAGCGTTCCCTTGGTGTACATTCACCAACGATGTTAAGGTAGAAGTGCGGAAACTAGACTCGTGGTGTGACGAGTGGATTCCTGGTAAGGAGATTGACTTCATCTGGGCAGATGTACAGGGATGTGAGGGAGACTTAATCGAAGGTGGATACCGTACTCTGTGTGAGAGGACTAAGTTCTTGTACACAGAGTTCTGCCACGACCCCCTATACGACGGGCAGATCAAGTTGTGTGACATCCTGGAACGTCTTCCCGAGTTTGAGAACGTTGGGATTTTCGAGAATTGCAACGTACTACTCCGTAATCGGAATAAAGCGTAGAAATTCTCAGAAGTGAATCGTGTTGTCGGGGTAGAATTAGGTGTAACTGTTTATCATTTCGCCCCATAAGGAAGTGTGATGAGAATTTGGCACGTGCCCTTTGAAGAGTTGGACAACCAGAGAGTCCTAGGACAGCACAATGAGATTCATGCATTGATCGGCTTGATCGTTAAGTTTGGACAGACCTGGGGTGGCCTACATAAGGACATACACCAGCCATATCTGTACGATGTGCACGAACGTACAGTAACTGAGATGCGTGCTCGCAAATGGACTGGACACCTAACACCCGTCGAGTCTGTGCTACCACTCTTCCAGGGAGAGATGGTCCTACCCGAGATCACTCCACTCAGGTTGGAGCAGGACAGGTGGGACCTAGTCCTGAGATGGCAAGGTACGTACAAGGGCAGAGTTGACATGCCCTCCGAGTATGTGTCCCCCCTAGCCAAGTACAAGCTGCAAGGAGGGTGCTACCACTCACTGACTCGCATAGAGGAGTTCAAAGGTGGGTGGCGTCTGTGTCTACTGTGCAAGTGGTATGCTTTCCACATAACCACTCCAGGTCAGTGGGTCCATCGTTCCACTGTGAAGGATGTCAAGATTACAGGGAGAAATCCAGGATGACAATAACCGAGTGGAAATCCCATACCATATTCAGCTTGGCTGCCGTAGCCATTATGGCAACAGTTACTTTTTCATATGTGGGCTCCATGGAAGGTCCTCGGGAAAGTGCTGCACGCGAAGATCGCGAAACTCCTTCTCGGTGGGAGCTTACTGGAGAGGTAGTCTTGGAACATCGACCTGTCCGCGACTTGACAGGTTTCATCTATCGAGATCGCGAAACTGACATCGAATATGTGTTATTGGGGAACGGCCAGGGAGTTACCCGACTCTACAGAAAGGGAGAATAATGCGTTTTCTACAACTCACTGTTGAGAATTTCATGTCCTATGAGCAGGCGGTTTTGCCGCTGTGCAACCAGGGATTAGTGCTGATCAGGGGCAGAAACACAGACAGCAGTGCTGCGGGTTCCAATGGTGGAGGTAAGTCTGCACTCATAGTGGACGCCTGGACGTGGATACTGTATGGAAAGTCTGCCCGAGGCCTGACTGGCGACAAGGTAGTACGTAGGAACTCTACTGGGGGATGTGTTGGAACGTTGAGGTTCCAAGACGCTTCCGGAACTACATTCGAGGTCTCTCGTTACCAACAGCACAAGTTATACAACGGTGCCAATGGTCTCACTCTTCATCAGATATGTGCTGACGGTTCCATAGTGGACCTCACACGTTCAGATCGACGTGAGACTCAGGCCACCATCGAGGACATGCTGGGTTTCCCAATGCAAGTAGCTCTCAACGCTATGGTACTGGGACAAAACAGCATAGCCTTCGCAACTATGACGGATGGCGAAAAGAAGTCCGTCCTCGAGAAGTTGCTCGAGTTCGACAAGTTGGTGAAGGCTGAGAAGACCGCTCGTGACAAAGTGAAAGAGTTGACAGTGTCTGAGAGTTCGAAAGTGGAACTCCAGACTACACATGTGACTACTCGCGCTACATTGTCTAAACGCCTCAGTGAGTTGGAGACTCAGAGTGTCACGTGGGAGCAGCGTAGGCAAGCTGAAATCCAACGTCAGCAAGAGCGCATCTCACAGGTAGAGAGCCGAGTACACGAACTGGAACAGCAGCGTACTCAGAGTAAGGTGGAGTTGGAGTCCAGAACAGCTGAACGCCAGCCTCTGTACGAGACTTCACACGCAGCCTATCTAGCGGGACAGGCCACGTATACGCAATTGAACGTTACCACTGGCGAGTTGAATTCAGCCAATGCGCAATTGAAAACCGCTACCGACGAGGCTCGGGCAGGTATCCCTCAGAATCAGTCCCTGGAGTTGGTAGCGTTAGAGTCCAAACTGAAGGAGATCCAACGTCGGGATTGGCTCAGTGGATCGAACTTGAAGGAGTACGGGGCAGTCATAGCACGAGACGCCCACGTACTTGTACCCATCAATGACACTTGTCAAACGTGCCAGCAACTACTCAAACCCGAGAACACAGCAGCTGCCCAAGCCGTGTGGGATTCTCGTAAGAAGGAGTTGGACGATCGTGTGAACGAGTGTGAGGATGCAATCGTCGCCAAGGAAGCTGAGACGTGCGAAGGTATCCGGAATGTGGTCGCGTCTATCGAGAAGATACGTGCAGGGGAGGACTCTCAGAGAGCTGCTCTCAATGAGCGAGTGGAGACTTGGAAGCTCGGTAGGAACTTGTTACAGGCTACGTACGACTCCCTGAATGCTACATACACTAGTCAGTCCAGTGTGTATGCTTCTCACAATGAAGCATTGGTGGCTTGCGACAACGACATCCGTAGATTGCAACTCAGTATTCAGAATTTGAGTGTGGAGATTGGTCCTCTGATGGCCGAGTGGACTTCGTTGAAGAAGTTCATGGAAGAGGAAGTGGTGAATCCCTTCACAGTGGCGTTCACACAGACTTCATCAGACCTGGGAGTTGTGACAGCTGATCTGACTCGCATAGAGGGCGAGCTGGAAGTACTCAGACGCGACATACAACTACATCAATTCTGGGTACGGGGATTTGGGAAGGGAGGTATCCAGAGTTACCTACTCGACAGTGTGGTGCCCTATCTCAATGACCGAGTACAGCACTATGCCAATATCCTGTGGAGCAACGAGATCCTCATCGAGTTCCGTACACAAAGGCTACTCGCAGACGGCAAGACTCTGAAGGAGGACTTCCACATACACGTCTCCAACCTATACGGCGCGGATGTGTACGAGGGTAACTCTGCCGGAGAGCAAGAGCGGATTGACATCTGCATCGCATTGGCCCTTCAGGACCTGGTGATATCAAGACAGGGCAGACAGTTTAGTCTAGCCATCATGGATGAGGTAGCCTGTCATATGGACTCTACGGGGGTCGAGATGTACTACAGACTATTGGAGCAGTTAGCGAAGGAACGTGACACTGTGTTTGTCATCACACATTCGCCTCATTTGGAGGCACTATTCCCTACCATTTGGACCTCAGTCAAATCTGGGGGTATTTCGAGGTTGGAACAATGAAGATCTCCGTAGTCATTCCCTGTAAGGACGACCAGCAGTTTCTGTCAGATTGCATACAGTCCGTCATCAACCAAACACGTAAGCCCCTTGCGGTGGTAGTAGTGGACGATGGCTCGACCGTCCCCATTGCACGTAAGGACTTTCCACCCACCTGGTCGGGGTTCCCCATATTCCTGGTGAGGAATTCCCGTCCATTGGGATTAGCTAGTGCTCGCAATATGGGAGTCACATTAGCAGCCTCCGATTGGTTCGTTCCCCTGGATTCCGACGACATGTTGACACCCAATGCACTGTCCACTTACGAGTCTGTAGTACTTAAGTGGCCAGATACCGACATAGTGCATTCAGGCGTGGAGTACTTCGGGGAGGGAGTCAAGCCCTACGAAGACCTCACCAAACCCATCCCACTGAATAGTGATAAGTTGAGGCATCAGAACACTGCTCATCCCACTGCTCTGATTAGTGTCAAGCTGTGGGAGGCATTGGGGGGATACACTGAGTTGGGAGACTCTACCCACAGGGGCTATGAAGACTGGGACTTCTGGGTCAGAGCGTTACGCCATGGAGCAGAGAGCCGTCTAGTACACGATGCTCTTCTCAAGTATCGAGTCAGGGAGGGCAGCAAGCTCTCGACTCAGGACTTGGACTCTGCACGTTCTGAGATGATCGTTAGAAACAGACTTACGTGGGGATGCCACGAGATGGCTGCTGATCACCTACGCAAGTTGAGGGAGAATTGGAAAGTGGCTAAGGTGAAACCTTGATACGTGTACTGTTCAGATGCTCGGGTAGTTACTACCACAACTACCTCACTCGGGTGCTCTTGAGACTGGAGCCGCTCCTGAGATCCATGGGAGTGTACTTTGCTGATGAGGATCCGGATGTACTATGGCTACATGCTATGCCCTACTCTTCAGAATTGCTGGAGTTAGGCATCCCTACCGTATTGGAAGACGTCCACGTAGGTCCCGAGGTGATGTTTCCACTTGTGAGGGAGGCCATGGCACTTCCACACGTCAAGGTGGTCAGCAAGTCTTCCAAACTGACCATCCCCGAGTCCAGTATCCATTCTGAGTTCCAACACCTCGACGTCCTACACGCTATACGGGGAGACATGCCAGAACCCTACGTACGCTACCCACTTTTGGATCCCATGTACGAGACTAAGGTAGTGTGCTTGTACAACCTAATGGCCTGGGACAGCTTCAGAGTTACGTATTGGAAGGAGCCTCAATGGGAAGCTCCTCGTCCTTACGATTTGATGCTGAGTGTGGGATCCTGCAACCTAGCAGAGTACCCCCATGAGGTAGTACATTGGCATCGTGTCAAGGCTGTGGAAGCTGTCGCTAAGTTGGAGGGCAAGTTCAACGTGTGTTTCAGAAAGCCTGGAACACCTAAGTGGGGTTGGCAAGCATTTCTCACAGCGATGCGCACTAGCAAGATGGGCATCGCCCCCTGGGGATATGATCCCCTGACGTGTCGAGACTATGAGCTTCCGCTATGTGGTGCCATTAGTCTTCGCCCCAGTACAGAGTTCATGACGACGTGGCCACCATTACAGTATGTGCCAGTTCTTCCCGATTGGTCTAATCTGGAGGAGGTCGTGTGCAATGTCCGAGACAATTGGGAAGGCTATTTGGACTTTCGCAAGCAAGCGTATCGAGATGCAGTACGGGGGTTGGACGACAGACAGCTGGCAGAACGAGTTGTGAATATGCTGAGGAGTATCGTCTAGTGCTAGGTGCATATGGTGTTGCCGTAGGTGACTACTACATCCAGATGGCTACGTATACCATGTCCGTCACACGACATACCAATCCGTACATGCCCCTGGTGTTGTTCTACAAGGATTCCACATTCAGTGACAACTTCATAGCGTCGCTACGGCGCGATTACGACGTGGAGTGTGTGGAACTACCTCCAGGCAGAACAGATAGGTGGTCCATCAACTTCCTCAAGTGGGAAGTTTCCAGAGAGTACTTCAAGGACTGGACTCACATTCTGTACATGGATGTAGACGCCTTCATAGGCGGGCCCCTAGTGAAACAGGAAGTACTCCGTAGTTGCGTTCGTCCCGTCAACTTTGCAAAGCATCCCGACTGGGAGAGAGTGATAGGGATGGGGGATAAGGTGTGGGGGGTGTCTCCCCAGAGCAAGGCTTACGTCGCCCCCGAGGACAGATCCTCCTATCACAACGCCGGTGTGTGCCTCTGTACACACGAAGGTATGTACGAGCTGCAGGCAAGATTCGCCGTTGCACGCTCATTGGATAGCGTCATGTCCCTGTTTGGATCCACACCATATTTCGATGAGACCTACCTCCAACGATTCATGTTGATAGACTCCCCTGGAGAGTACGGAACCCTCTCTCCAGAGTGGAATAGGTTCTGTAGACTGTATTCCTCCCAGAGTTTCCACATTTGTCATATGGTGGCACATGGTGGTGGTACGGGTTCCGTCTTTCACAAGTTGCGACACGTTCGGCAACGCTTGGGGGTGGTTGATCCCACCTTCCGAAGTAGGTTCTTTCCTCCCGAGTACTTCAACACGAGGTGGCTGATGGATAGTGCGGACAGGTTCACGTTCTTGGGCATTCTCACAGCACTCAGACCCAAAAATGTGCTGTGGGTAGGTGTGTACGCTGCAAAGGATCTGGAGCCCATACGTAGGAGGCATCCCGAGATGGAGGTACATTGTATCGACATCTCGACTAAGATGATGGGAAAGACTACTGTAGATGAGGCATGGCTCCACATGTACGTTGGCGATTCCAAAGAGCTGATCCCCCGATTGATGACAGAGACTTCGCCAGATCTAGTGTTCATTGACGGGGACCATGAGTACGAAGGGGTGCTCGCTGACATCACAGCATCAGCTACGGGAGGGGCAGTGATACTAGGACACGATTGGCATTACCCTCCAACACAGGCTGCAGTGCGTCACTTCCATGATACCCACCCCCAATGGACTCTCGACGTGGTGGAGACTGCCCCTACGCACATCTTCGGCAGCACCTATGGGGGATTCTTCTTCCTCCTTCCCCCTAAGGTGGATTCAGACAAAATTTGAGTTTTTTCCAAAGAAATGGGGAACCTTAGTACCCGTTCTTCGTATAATTACCAGAGACAAATCAATAACGTGGAGGAAGTGATGGATCTCATTATACAGGCCCGTTATCGGCCCCGTGGAAGTGTGAAAGGCATTCTGGAGTACGTACAGGTGCTGAGATCAGACAACACGTACTCCCCTCCCATTTGGAGAAGGTCTACTACCTTCAGTGCTCCAGAGACTATCGCTGGAGTGCATCCAGATGTGATCACAGCACTGCGAGCAGCAGAAGAGCACGATTGATTTTGGGGGTAATCTAGGAAAAATGGGGTATAATACTTTTGGAGGGTGCAATGGAAGATTCGCGAAATCCATCTGGTGAAGGTCTGTATCGACGTGTGGATCTTCGACCACAGCAGTACGCCCAACTGTTGACACTAGCGGACAAGGCGCCCAAGGAGGGCTTCATCAAGCTGGTGAAGCAGATCAAGGAAGCCCCCCTCCGCAGATGCACCACCACTGAGATGACTCGTAAACAACGAGCAGAGTGGGCAGCAGACGAATTGATGGAACCCACTGGGGAAGTCGAAACGTTACTGGAAGAGATGGAAGGGTGGATAAGTAATCAACAGGGAACAACGTTCAGTGCCACAGCCCAACACGCGGAAGTGGCACAGATGATAGTAGTGTTGAAGGGTGTAGTAGCCAAGTTGATCAACTCCCGTGATGAGCTGATGAATTTGGAATTTCCAGGTTGGAAACAGGCTAAAGACGCTCAGAAGCGTCAGGAGGAAGAGTTACGTGCAAGAATCGCAGTTAGAAGCAAACCCAAGCGACCAGTCAAGCGCCCCACCAAAGGCTCGTAAGACTGGCCATCCAGGCAAGAAGGGTCAGTTCCAGGACTTGGTCGGTATCATGTTTCAAGGACTGTCTCCAACAGTTCTGACACAGGTCCACTCCAATCTCCGAGATGGGCTCTTCAACGGTACTGTTGCCATCTCTGTACAGCGCAACCACAGGGTGGAGGACGTCACTAAGATGTCCCAGATCCTAGCTTGGTTGGAGACGAATAGCAATGGCCCTCAATCGCATTAGATGTACCTCTGTGAGGATACGTCGCAAAGGTGATAACTGGGTAGTCTTCCGAGCTGACGCTACCCTGTTCAAGTCCATTCTCAAGTTGACCCATTTGGATGGAGACACTTACACGTTTTCCGATACGCTGTTACAAGTCGTTTCGGAACTTCTGACGTCTCTCAATATGTACTTGGTACAGAAGGCTACTGGTAGACCCAATCTGTTACCATTGGTGACTCACCAGATACACGCACGTGATTTGAAACTGGAGTGATCATGAAACGCAAGTCCAATAATCCGGGTAGGATGTCCAAGGAGAAAGGGGCAGAGTTCGAGGGCAAGGTGTGCAAAGTGCTGACGTCTTGGTGGCAACGTGGTACCTTTGTTCGCACTAAGAACATGCAAGTTGTGGGTCATTCCGACAGATTAGTACACGGAGACGTGGCATGCTTGTTGCACACTGCACCCCCTAGTATCGATTCTGCATTTCCCTTTAGTGTGGAGTGTAAGAAGGAGGAGGGATGGGACTTCACACAACTGGTCCGTGGTAACGGTTCCAACATCTTTGCCACTTGGTGGGCACAGAGTTTGGGAGATTCAGAGCGGTGGAATAAGGTCCCCCTAGTGGTGTTTTCTCGCAATTTCACAGCAGATTTCGTCATGTATCACACTGACATGGGTGAGCGCCTAGAAGGTTCCCCCCTCACACAGGTGAGGGAGCCCCTCCACGGAGCACGCTTTAAGTGGGGAACCTCCCACATGCATATCGCACTTCTGAGTGAGTTCCTTCTGTCGTTTTCTCGGAATTTCGAGGAATCGTAGCAACGGTTTTATGTTGACCTATTAACGATCCAACTGTATACGTTGGTATAAACGGGGGATTTTCTGTGTCACTGTTAACTGCAAACGAAATTATGAAACGCCTGGGGGGAGATATCCTAATCCGGCCGTTCTCAGAAGACCAACTGAACCCAAACTCTTACAATCTCAGACTAGCCCAGGACTTTATCAGATATAGACCCTCGGATACCCTTGATCTTCGGAAGCCTGCGGACGGGGAGCACTTCGTACTTCGAGAGGACGAACCCTACCTTCTGAAACCTGGAGAACTCCTCCTGGGGCAGACACTCGAGTACACTGAGACGCACAACCTCATCCCTCAGATCGACGGAAGGAGTTCTACTGCGCGGTTAGGACTGTGCATTCACCAGACTGGAGGGTTTGGTGACATCGGCTACTGCGGGACCTGGACGCTTGAGATCTCTTGTATCGTCCCCATCTGGATCTACCCTCTGGCCCAGATCGCCCAGCTGTCCTACCACCTACCGTGCGGCAAGATCGACCGCCTGTACAAGGGCAAGTATCAGGGATCCCAGACCACACGCACTTCAGAACTTCACGTAGAGGCTCCGCAATCACGGGTATAATGATTAGGGAGTCGTTCTGTGACTTTTTTCGAAGAGTTAGTTGCAGTAGTGGGTAACGATTGTGCACTGCAGTTGTTAGCCAAGTTTGGTGGAAAGGTAGTATACTTTCCACAGTTGCGGGGATATGAGGGTGCCAAGAAACCAACCGCTCAGATAGTAGGACTGTACGATCAGGGACTGACTCCAGTGGGTATATCCGAGCGAATGGGAGTGCGTACGTCTACTGTGATAGACGTACTCGAGGAGTGTCTAACTACAAATGTCAGCAACACAAGAGAAACAGCAAAACGGCAGCAGCGATCTCCGTAAGGGTGAGATCATGTCGCGACCCAATAACACCAACGCCGTGAGGTCTGGTGCTTGGGTAAGTAACCCTCTAGTCGTGTTGGAATGTAGCAGATGTGCAGCTCTCGATAACTGCCCCAAGGCTATGGAAGAAGCCGACGGTAGGTGCTGGTACGAACGTCATGGAGAGACGCCGGATCTAAAGACAGCAGATGGTATTCTAACTGCACTACGTCAGAAGGTCGAATTGGACCAGATAAGGTATCAGCGCTCTGTCCGATACCAAACCGCTCGAGGGGTCCAAGCCGTCGATCGCGACACTACCTCACTGTCTAACGCTCTCACGAGGGATCTCCAGATCCTGGCAGAGTTAAGTGTCAGATTCGGCTTCATGGAAGCTACCAAGAACAAACTTCTCGACGACAATCGAGGAGTACACATCACAGCCGACCAGGTGAACCTTCTACAGATCACGAGTGAAGAGTTAGCCAAGTGTCGTGAATTGGGCGATGAGTTGTCCCAACTGAAGAAACAAGTGTCGGAAATGTCTTCCATGCCTATGCCACTCACATCTACCAAGCGCCAATAGGTGTACCATTACTGAACCTACTCCAGAGCCACTTGACGTAGAGTCAGCATTAGCAGTTCACAACGAAGCTGCTACTATGCGGGCTCGTATGGAGAAGGAGCTTGAGGACAGTAAGATAGAGTTGGCACGTATTAGCTTCCCACACTTCATGGAGTATGTGATCAAGGATTCACATACTGGTGAGACTATCGACCTCTCGGACGTGCATAAGTCTTGGTGTGACCACATCAAGTTCTGTATGGGATCCCAGTACGACTGTGGAATCCTTTCCATGTGGGGGTATGGTAAGTCCTCAGTGGTCGCTGTAGCTCTTCCACTATTCCTGATAGGGCAGCGAGTATGGGACGAGACCAAGTCAGATTGGAACTACCTAGGTCGTAATCTGCGAATTGGTCTGGTATGTAACGCAGACGGTAACGCATCTAAGCGAACCAACTCCATTGGTATGTACATCAAGGGCAGCCAAGAGTACCACAAGGTATTCCCTTGGGTGGTTCCAGGTAAGGACAGGCCTTGGAACGATCACCGATTGGAAGTTGAACGTGACGTCATCGCTCCTGAAGGAACAGTTGAAGCGTACGGTATCGACAGTACAGGTACTGGTTCTCGCTTCGACATTATGATCTATGACGACCCTGTTGACCAGAAGGACTCCGACTCCGAAACTACACGTAAGTCACGTATTGGGAAGATCAATAATGTGTGGAGTTCGCGTATTGAGCCTCATGGTAAGTCCTTCTGGATCGCTACTAGGTGGCACAAACACGACGCTACACACGAACAGCTTCAGAAAGACACTTGGAGGTTCGTTGTTCAAGCTATCACCGACGATTTTGATCGAATTGTAGAACCTCCCCCGGAGTACCGTCATTACATTTCCGTAGTGAGGAAAGACCAACCACGCTTTCTGGACCATTGGAAAGAGAAGTGGCCTAGACATCAGGTCATCCTAAGAGCGTCACGACTGGGGATTCGCTCATTCAACCGAGGGCTCAGGCAGAGACCCTACTCCGATGACGACACTCTGTTCAATGCCGAGCATATCGAGGCTGCATGTCGTTGGGATATGTCTACACGTGACGTTCCAGAGGAGTGGCCTAGATTCCTAGGTGCGGACTTGTCGAGCGATCAACGTCCAGGTACTGTGGTCACTGTGATAGCTCGTGACCCTCGTACGGGTAAGAAGGCGCTACTAGCTGTCAAGCGTGGACAGTGGGGTTGGTCTGCAAAGACTGCACATACCATCTTTGAGATGTTTACCACATACAAGTGCCGTATGGGCTTTGTTGAAAACAACGCTGCCCAGGCTACTATGTTGGAGCTGATAAGGTCACTCCATGGTGTGGATGTACCCCTACGGGGATTCACTACCGGCAAGCAAAAAGCTGATCCATTGGATGGTCTGCCCGGACTGTCTATCGAATTCGAAAATGACGCTTGGGTGTTCCCATTACGCGAATACATCTCTGAGAGGGAGTACACCGCCTCCTCTGAGGTTCCACACGTCGTATTGATCAGAGAACTCCTTGAGTACCCACACGGTGCTAATACAGACTGCGTCATGTCCCTGTGGTTTGCGAACGCTGCCTCTAAGCACGGACAGGGATTAGTGGTACCGGGCATATTCGGTGGGAGTGGTCGTGGTAGTTCATTCCAGGGCAGAAATAATGTATTCGGATCTGGTTACTCGGGCAAGAAACAGTTCGGAGGTGGGTAAGTGATTAGGGCTCCACAGAGTATCATCAACAGGGTCAATGGGAGACCACCAAGTGTAGGTGACTTCCTCCAAATTGAAGATGTGAACAAGCTGAGACAGTTTGCACACACAACTTCACCAGGGAGATACCAATTCGGGAAAGCTAAGCGATCCAAGTCTAAGCCGCCCGAAGGTCGCCAACTGGGTCTCAGTCCTACGATATTGGGACAAGCAGGTCCTACATCAGTCCCTACTGGGAGTGATGAGTTGTCCATGACACTGCGAAAGAGGATCCGCAAAGATCCACAAGTAGCATTGGGACTCGCTGCGATCAAGGCCCCTGTGATGGCTTCGTTCGAGTCCATCCGTGTAGACTGCAAGGACCCAGTCATTCGGGGATTCATCCATCAGGTTCTGATGAACGAGTCTGGAGGCATCCTCAGAAGGGCAGTATACACAGCTCTCAAGTCTCTCGAGTTTGGCTTCATAGCCCATGAGAAGGTGTGGAAGAACAATGTCAAGGTGGAGTTCACTGTTGAACCTGACGGTGGAGACTCTCAGCCCTATGTGGAGACCTTCCACAACGCTACTATCCTAGCGGATGTCTGTGACTTAGATCCTGAGTACACAGACCTGAAGGTGGATGGTACCTCTGGCGACTACTTTGGTCTGTCATATGGTTTCGGTGGTGGGGGTATTCTTCCAGCTGAACGATCCTGGCTGGTGACACACGACAAGGAGTTCGGAAACCTTCGAGGTACATCAGTCGTAGACCAGATCTACGATCCGTGGTATTGGTGTGACATTATGTACCTGTTCTGTAACAGGTACTACGAGCGTAAGGCAACTCCACCTATCAAGGGCCGTGCACCTACAGCGGTCACAGACAGTAACGGTCAAGTTGTTACTGGTGTGGAAGTTTTCAGTTCCATGCTCGAAACTCTCATCTCAGAAGGTGTGATCGTACTGCCTTCGGAGACTCAGGGTGAAGGTCGTAGTGAACGTCCCCTATGGGATGTGGAGTACATGGCAGATGATAAGCGCGGTGAAATGTTCATTGCGTACATCACACATCTCCAGACTCTCAAACTACGCGGGATGCTCATTCCAGAAATGGTAGTTGAGAAGGGTGGCACTGCGGGTACCTACGGTATGGCACGTGCTCACACTGACACCTTCATCGGAATGCTCACACTCATCCTTGAGGAAGTGTTGCAACACGTCAATCGCTGGTTGATTCCAGAGTTAGTCTCTCACAACTTTGGTCCAGACGCTCCACCGTGTTCGATCGATACTCTGGTGAAGATCGGTGAACGTAAGGACCTGTTGGAGCAACTCCTACTGGAAGTGATCAAGTCAGAAGCTCGAGTGGGAGCTCTGGACACTTCACGCATAGTAGACGTAGTTGCTCTGTTGCGACAGTTGAATGTCAACACACAACAGAGACGCGATCTACCTGACTACGAGACCATCATGAAACAGAAGCAGAAGGTGGCAGACGCTCAAAAGGGACAAGTAGAAGCACTGAAGGAACAGGTAGCTGCTAACGAGCGTACACAGACTGCACAGATCGAGAACGACTCAGCTAAGGCTGAAGTGCAAGTTGAAGTACAACGCGAGCAGATTGCTTCCACAGAGGCCCAACAAGAGCAGAACAGAAAAGCTCAGATAGAGGCTGCTAAGCTCAAACCTGTCGTCAAGCCTACAGTTCCACCCAAGCCAGCTGCCAAGAAGGCTGCTACGAAGCCTGCCAAGGCGGCTATGGACTCTACTCCCGGAGAGGATGTTACAGTCAGGTTGGAACGACTCGAATCGCTGATGTCACGCTTACTCGATAAGTTGGAAGGACCTCAGTAAGTGGCCAACCCCATAGCAGTTTACGTAGTGACGGCCCTAGCCCCTGGAGAAGACGGGCAATACCAGCTCACCATCCAGGGACTCTACTCAGGGCAGAATAAGGCTCGTGAACATTGGCAAACCCTCGAGGGAGTGGAAGTCAATGGTGAACCTACTATCGCTTGGATTCTGAAGTGGGAAGTGGTTATGGGTGATCCAGGTAGGCTCCTAGAAATTGAGGGCTTGTCTTAGTGTCTTGTTCGTATAATTTCCATGAAACGAATACTAATCGATCTGGACGGCGTACTCGCTGACTGTACCAAGGGAATCTGTAAGCTCTTCAACAAGCCCGATCCCTTTGCAGACGCATTCTTTTGGGGATCAGATCCCAACCATCACTTTCCACAGACTATGTGGAACATTCCTCCAGCCGAGTTCTACCCTCGACTGGATTTTGCATTTTGGGCTAACCTACCCAACCACCCTGAGTGTGACGCAATAGTGAAGCTGTGCGAAAGGATAGTTGGACGTGACAACGTAGGTATCCTGACTGCACCTGTGCTCACTCTAGGATGTAGTGATGGTAAGCGCTATTGGGTAAGGCAACATCTGCCTAAGGGATACCAACAACGCACGGCCATCTTGAGTGACAAGAAGTTCTGCGCTTCACCTGACACGTTTTTGATCGATGACAAGCTGACTAACTGCACTACGTTCAAGTCAGCGGGAGGTGCAGCATTTCAATTCCCACGTCTGTGGAATGAACGCTTCAGCGTCTGTGGTGACTGGTTCGAACTTCTTGAAACCGCCCTAATGGAATGGGAAGATAATGCCCCTCAAACTGTTACGTAAGTTGGCTTCGTTCGACTTGGAAACAACTGGAACTGATACCGAGAAGGATCGCATCGTCAGTATCTCCATCGTCTTCATAGACGTGGACTACTCCCGATCTGAGTGGTCTACATTCCTCAATCCAGGTGTACCCATCCCACCCAACGCCACAGCCATACACGGTATCACAGACGAGATGGTGGCAGATAAGCCTTGGTTCGCTCACGCTGCCCCTTTGATCAACGAACTGTTGCAGGACTGTGACCTCACTGGGTACAACATGCTTATGTTCGACCTTCCCATGTTGGAAGCTGAGTTTCGAAGGTGTGGACTGCACTTCAGCAGAGAGGGACGCTTCCTAGCAGATCCTCAACGCATCTTCTTCAAGATGCAGCCACGCACACTAGCAGCCGCTCTGAAGTTCTACTGCGGCCGCGAACTCGAGGGGGCCCATAGTGCCCTCCCGGACGCTGTAGCCGCTGTGGACGTACTAATGGCTCAGGTGGATCACTATCCAGAGTTTCCAGACACTGTAGAGGGATTGGACAGGTTCTGTATCCCAGCAGACTGGGTGGACTCAGATGGAAAGTTGAAGCGCAATCCTGAAGGCAAAGTGTACCTAGGTTTTGGAGTTCATCACGACAAACTCCTCACTGACGTTGCACTTACAGATCCCTCATACCTGACATGGATCATTGGGGCAAACTTCCAACCCGTAGTGAAAGAGCACTGTAGACTCGCACTCGATTCGGTTGGATTCATCATCCGTTAAGAGACTGCCATGATCGAGATAGCATCCCTCCAAGAGGGAGACAAGGGTCGTCATGTACGTTACCACCGGGAACACTGTACCCCCGAGATTGGAGTACTGTCTTCTTGGAACGACAGAGTCATCTTCGTTCGCTTCAAGGGACCCAATGGTGAGGCATGCGAACCTGAAGACGTGTCCTTTGAGGATGGCCAGGGGGGATAATTCTCCTTGAGCAACTCCCTACCCACTCCTATAGTATATCTAACTGGGGCAAACTATTGACACTCCTCTTTCAAACCCCTTTTGAATTCTGGTATCAGGCACGCGTAATCTCTGTTACAGATGGTGACACCATCGTTCTCAACATTGACCTGGGCAGAAGACATTATAGCATCGACTCCATCCGACTCATCGGAGTGAACGCTCGAGAGCTCTCACAACCTGGAGGTCACGAAGCTGCGGACTACCTTCGCACCCTCTGTCCAGAAGGCCTGACCGTGCGGTTCCAGACTTTCAAGAACAAGAGCGACAAGTATGGAAGATGGTTGGGCAGAGTATACCTCCCACCCATGGTAGATCTCAATCAGATGATGGTGGACGCTGGACATGCTGTGGTTATTAAGGAATGACGACGTGTCGTTCGCGTATAATATCATGGAGACACTATGAGACGTCCTAAACGACACATTTCCAAACGAGCTCAGAGGTTGTTGTTGCACCAGTTCCAAACTGTTGAATTCCAACAAGGTCTCGTGAGACTGGGAGATGCCTTTGCAAAGTTGGCACAGGACATACGTGAAGGTTGGGACGAGATCTTTCACACTATCGCTAGGAGGCCTTATGACTTGGAAAGAGTTAGTAGCGAAGGTACGAGTACGCCGTCCGGAGATGAGTCATCTGGGGGATGTGCCACTCTGCCTGAACGAACTGGAACGACTGGAGAAGCTTCAGGAGCTGCCTACTTCGGAGTTGACTGGGGCAGAGATCGAGCTTCTGAAGGACATCCCTCACTTGATTGATTTCATGTCATGAGTGACGCCTACTAGACAGTTAGTCTGACTTAACCTCAGACATGCCATCCCACCTAACCTCAGTCTAACGATATCGACCGTGAGGGACACATGCAACGGAAGTGCTTAAGATGTCAACAAGTTTTCAACTCCCTGCACAAGGGCAATAGGATCTGCAAGACATGCGACAAATTGAACAAATCAAGGGCCATCAAGTCACCCAACAATGCGAAGACAGGTGGCGGGGGGACTCACACAAGTTTCGACTCGTGACCTCTCGGGAATCAGGATCGGACATCTTCTGGCACTGTGTCTTGATCGGGGCAGTATGCTTCTTTGCATTTGAGTCTGCCCGACGCTTTTTGAATTGGTGATGTTACCTTCACTCTGATCAGGGACTAACTGATGATCGGTTACGACATTGACGGTGTCCTTACGACGGGTAAGTTCACACCCGCCCCAGACGATGTGGTTATCTCTGGACGTACCTTCGCTGAGTACGATGAGACGTGTAAGCAACTCGCTTCAGTGTGCCCAGTCTACATCCGTGGAGTGGGTAAGTTTGGTGACCGTGCACATGGAGGTCGCTTTAAGGCATTCGTCATTCGTATGTTGGGAGTGACCAAGTTCTACGAAGACGACGAGGTGCAGATCAAGTTGATCAAGGCTGCGTGTCCAGACTGTGAAATCATACACGTTCCGAAGTAAAACAGTGTCGTCGGGGTATAATCTTTCCTGATGAGTTAAAGCCCGCGTGGGGCTCGTTTGTGACCGTTTGGAGTGTCCAGCGGTTGATTGTCGTTCCGTAAAGGAGTGTAGTGATGAAGTGGTTCATGAGTATGGTGTTCGCGTGTTTGGCTTTGGTTTTGTGTATGCCCGACAGTGAAGCGGGACATCGCAGCAGACATAAGTCAAGCTATAGCCAGAAGTCAAGTTGCTCTTCCGGGAGCTGTGTGACGTCGAGTGCTGCGCGTTGTGAGACAGGATGCTGCCAAGTGCAGCACAGAGCGGTGACTCAGATGTCGGTCGATTCAGTACAGCACTCACACACTACACAGCAGGTTGCAGTTCAACCCTCTGCCGGTCACTACCGAGAACG